CCTCCCCAAGAACGACGCTAGTGCACGGCTCAGGGACCGTGCTATCGCAGCCTCCAACGACGAGATCCCTTTGTACTGAACCAACAAACGGGGGGCAGGCGTTGTACTTGCCCCCAATTTACTTCCTCCCGCCCGGAGCCCAGCAAATGTTCGACACCCTCGACCACTTCCCGCCTATCATTGACTCCACAATGCTCTCCGCCTATGCGTCCTGCCCGCAGAAATTTTTCGTTGAGTTCGTACTCCGAAAATCCAAGTCGGGCCGGTCGATCCACCTTCATGCTGGTGGATGCATGGCAGCCGCCTTCGAAGCCTACCGGATCGCGTACTATCGGGATGGCCTGAAGGAACCCGACTGCCTCGCCGCAGCCTTCCGCGTGTTCATCGCACGCTGGGGAGACATGGAAGTTCCCGAGCACATCGCCAGCTACAAGGACTTCATCAACTGCTGGGGTGCGGTCGAGCAGTATTTCCACTATTATCCCTGCGCGACGGATTACTTCCAGCCGTTCATCAAATCCGATGGCGCCCCGGCTGTTGAGTTCCGCTTCGCAATCCCCACCGACATTCGCCATCCCATCACCAACGACCCGATCATGTTCGGCGGCCGGGCTGACATGCTGGCGCAGAACGAACCGACCAGCTGCTACGTGGTGGACGAGAAAACCACCAACGCGCTGGGCGCCCTGTGGTACAAGCAATGGGCGATGCGGGGTCAGTTCTACGGCTACACTTTCGCCGCTCGTTGGATGGGCTTCCCGTGTGCAGGTGCACTGGTGCGAGGCATCGCAATCCAGCAAACACAATTCTCCTTCGCCGAGCACACGGTGTTGCTGACTGACCAGCAGCTCATGCGCTGGTGGGAGACCACGCAAACGCGGATCAGTAACATGGTGGAGATGTTCCAGCGCGCCAAGGAAACTGTTGATCGGGGAGCGCAACACGACATCTTCACCCGCTCCTACGGCGACGCCTGTAGCAGCTACGGCGGCTGCCAGTTCCAGGAACTCTGCCTCGAAGAACGGCCCTGGGATTATTATGAAAGCTACGAAACGCGGATCTGGAACCCGCTGGCAGAAGACCCAACCGCCGCCTCCCCCAACCGCAACGAGAACTTCGCGCCCGCCACGATGGCAGAGCTGATGAAAGGCATGTGATGGACGGCGCCAGCTACCGCCACGCTGTCACCTACGAACTGATAAACCCCGACGGCAGCGTTACCTTCGAAATGCAAGCCGAGTACGACAGCACCTGGAACCACACCCACAATGCTTCAATTATTTGCTACCTCTGCGGTTCCCTTTGGGGTACTCGTCGTGTCTATTCTATCAGGCATGGAGATCCTGAGAGTGCAATCCTGGAGAGGCAGTTTGTGGGCGTTCTTGCTGCTTGTTGTGAGTGCGGGGATGGCAGCATTATACAGCCAGGAGTCTGGCACCACCGACACATGCTCGATTACCTTCCAGGACCTGATCTGCTAGCGCGGGAGCTTGATCTCGCATTGATAAACGCCCAACGTCCAACGTCAACAATCCCTCCCGCAAAAGACTGGAGAAACAATGTCCGATAGTGAACCCATCGACCCCAATGCAAACACCCTTTCCTCCCCGGCGATCCTCCTGCTAGGTGAGCCCGGAGCCGGCAAGACCTTCTCGCTCGCCACCGCCATCAGACCCAACACCGACGATCGGCTGGTCTACCTCTACACTGACCCAGGTGGTGACGAATCCCTGATGGATGCGCTCGAATATTACAAGGTCCCGCTCCGTCAAGTCTACTTCCGGCACGTCCCCCCGGCTTCCCAGGGTTGGTCCGGCCTGCTCTCGATGGCCGATCAGATCAACAAGTTCAACTACGAATCCCTGAGCTCCATGAAGAACGGGGTTGACAAGCAATCCCACCGCCAGATCTACGAACTCATCTCAGTCCTGGGGGACTTCAAATGCCAGCGAACAAACCGGAGCCTTGGCGATGCGAGCACCTGGGGCAACGATACTATCTTCGCGTTGGACAGCTTAACTGGTCTCAATACGATGGCGAAAGATGGGACCGTTGGAGCAAAACCTACTTTGCACCAGGGCGAATGGGGTACCGCTATGGCCTTAGAAGAAGCCTTCATTCGGAAGGTGGTCAGCGGGATCAAGTGCAGGCGTATCTTGATCGGGCATCTGGACAAGGTGATGGACGAGGTTGCCGGGCGCATGATGTTCTCTGTAGCGTTGCTTGGGAACAAGCTAGCTCCGAAAATCCCACACTTATTCTCGGATGTGATTTTGGCCAAGCGTGGCGATGGTGGGAAACATTTGTGGGCAACGACGGATCCTCGAATTTCATTGAAGTACCGGAATTTGCCCTCATCCGACAGCTTGGACCCCAGCTTCGCGGCCATCTGGAACAAGTGGGAAGCGCGGAAGAAACGGATAATGGAGTCGTTGATCGACGAGGCGAAGGAGCAGACGAAAGGGCTGGATATGAACGAGATATCAGTCATGCCCACGACGGCCGCGCCTACAAGTTCAGCACCCTCCACCGCTTCGCCGCTGACTGGAGCTAACAAGCCATGATCTACACAATGCTTACAGTGTGTGCGGTGCTCCTGACCAACGGCACCGAAACCATGGGACCCTGCAAGACCCACCTGCTCCCCTTCGCCAAGGCCACAGGGCGCGGGGTCTATTCCCCCTATGCAGCCCCGCCTCCCGAGCTCACTCGCTGCAACGGCATGATCCCTGCTACCATCGCAGAGATCGCTCCGGTGCTCAGCGAGCGCAACGAACGCATCCTGTCAATCGAATGCATCCATGGGGACCCCGCCTGACATGACCCACAGCATCACGCGCGACGAGCAGCTCACGTTCCTGCGCAACAAGATCAAGCTCCTGAAATCCCAACTCAAGGAAGCCAAACTTACGGGCCTCACGTACCATCTGCTGATGAGCGAAGTCTCAGCGATGGAACGGATGCTCAACGAAACCATCGCAGAACCGCGGGATATTGCTGAAATATTCCACGGGCTGTCGAGGTAGCTGATACGTCAGCTAGGTACAAGGGGCCGAACAAACCCTTATCACAACCAACCATCAACCACTCCATCAACCACAGGACCTACCACACATGTCAACCTTTGACGCAGCTGCCTTTGAAAACACCGTCATCGAAGGCGCCAACGAAACCAAGTCCACCCCGGTCCCCGAAGGGACCTACCATGCGCTGATCGAGGGTGTCAAGATCGTCGTCCGCGCGGTGAACGGGGAGCAGCGCCCGATCCTTTCGGTCACGTTCAAGATCCTCGAAGCCTCGCCGGAACTCCTGGCCCAGATGAACCGGGAAGAGCTGTTTGTGACCCACGATATCTGGCTGGATGTCACTGCCAACGGCTCGCTCGCTCGCGGCCCCAACCAGAACCTGGGTCTCGGCAAGCTCCGTGAAGCCTGCAAGATGAACAACCCGTCGCAGCAGTTCGCCTTCAAGATGCTCGAAGGCTACGGCCCGCTGGTCATCGAGGTCGGCACGCGGCCCGGCAAGGAAGAAGGGGATATCTTCAACAAGGTGAAGGCGGTCAAGGCCGCCTGACGACTGTCACACTTCCTCCCAACTACAGCCGGGCCTTCGGGTCCGGCGCTTTTCGTTTCCACAGCAAAGCCGCGAGCCCCCATGGAAAACACCATCACACCATTCGACTTGAACCTCGATACTGAAATCCCTTCCAACGCAATCATTCTGTCCGAGCAGCAGCTCGCGGCAGCCGAGGCGCTGGAGAAATGGCTGAAGGAATTCCAGGCAGGCAAGGCCCTTCGGAAGTTCTTCGTGCTGGAAGGTTTCGCCGGCACCGGCAAGTCTTTCACCGCCGCCGAGATCATCAAGCGGCTGAACATGCGCCCGGCCTACATGACCTACACAGGCAAGGCCGCGATGGTTCTGCGGAACTATACAGGCGTGAACGCGACCACCATTCACAGCAAGATTTACAAGCTTGTGACTGTGAACGACGAAGAATTCAAGGCGCTGTATGCCAAGCGCGATGAGACCGAGGATCCCAAGGTTCGGGAAGAGTGCGCGCTGCAGATCAGCAAACTCATGGAGCCGACGTTCGAGCTGAACGAGGAAGCCTTCACTGAGTCCCGCCAGAACATTATCGTGCTGGATGAATGCTCGATGGTTGACGGCGTGATCCTGGCAGACCTCGAAAGCTACAAGCTCCCCATCGTGGCACTCGGCGACCCCGGCCAGCTCCCTCCCGTGAAAGGTGAAGGCGCGCTGTTCACGGGCCTGCCCGACGCGCGGCTGACTGAGATCCGCCGCCAGGCCCTCGACAACCCCATCATCCAGTGGAGCACCTGGGCCCGGGAAAAGCGGACCCTCCCGACAACTGACATCGGCAAGGTCTTCACCGATCCGGTTGCCAAGACGCTGGTTGCCTTTGTCCGCAACACCCCGCAGATGATGGAAGCCATGCTGGCAAAGCATGACGTAACCATCTGCTGGAAAAACGCCACGCGTCAGTGGCTCAACAAATTCTACCGCAACAAAGTCAATGGCTGCGGCGACACCGACCCCGTGTACCCGATTGCTGGTGACAAGATCCTATTCACCCGCAACGATAAACAACACGGGATCTTCAACGGCATGTTCGCGGAAGTTCTCGAAGTCGGGGAGCTGCAAGACGTAGCGTTCGAAATGACAGTGAAGCTGGACAGCGACGAACTCGCAGCCAAGGACCCCAAGACCCTGGAGTTCCTCCGCGCCGACTTCGAGTGCTACGCTGATCCCGATGTTCTCAAGCGTCTCCAGCCATGGGACTTCCGGGGTCGTCAGCGTGCAGACTTCGGCTACGCCCTGACCTGCCACAAAGCCCAGGGTTCGCAGTGGTCCCGCGTGCTGGTGTTCGAGGAAGACTGCTTTAACTGGGGATCCAAGCCTGGAGCCCGTGATCTCCGGGCCCAGTGGCTCTACACCGCTATCACTCGAGCGGTTGACAAGGTGACAATCATTGGAGGCAAGATGTGATGGCTGATGAAACCCTCAACTACGGCATGAAGATCGTGCCAATCGGATCCATCAAGGTTCCTGACAGCCGGCAGCGGACCGTGTTTCCCGAGCAGGAAATGGAGGACCTGAAGCAATCCATCCTCAGCCAGAAGGGTCTGATGTGTCCGATCCTTCTGCGCCCCAACCGATCCGCCCCCGGCACCTACTACCTGGTAGCCGGTGAACGTCGTTTGCGCGCCATCACAGGCATCGATCGGAACTACACCTGCGGTAATGAGACCATCCCGCAGGGTCACGTCCCGGCAGTCGTCAAGGAATTCTCCAGCGATATCGAGATCATGGAAGCTGAACTCCATGAGAACGTCATCCGGCTGGATCTCAGCTGGCAGGACAAAGCCCTCGCGATCGACAAGCTGCACAAGCTCAAGAAACTGCAGGACCCCCGGCAGACGCACTTCATGACGGCTGCTCTGATTGACACCAGTTCCAGCGTCGAGAAGAAAGGCTCAGCCGCCCCCCGCGCTCTCGAACGCGTCCACCAATCCATCCTCGTCGCCGCCCACATGGACAATCCTGAGGTCGCAAAGGCGGGTTCGCTGAAGGACGCAACCAAGGTCGTCAGCCGCAAGCTCGAACGCGAGGCTATCGAGAAGCTCCGCGCATCCGCTGCCACCCGAGCCGCAGCCAATGAAGCCGCTCGCCTCGCAGCTGCAGCCTCCGAAGCCGAAAAACAATCGGCGCTCGCTGCAGCCGTCGCCGCGAAGGATCCGGTCGCGTTGGTCAAGGCTCTCGCCGCCACCAATCCTGAAGAATCCCAGGTCATCGAGAAGCGTCAGACCTTCCTGGAAACCATCAGCAAATCCAACTGCAACCTGCTACGAGGAGACTGCCGTGATCACCTACCGTCCATCCCTGATGGCTCAGTTAATGTCGTCATCACAGATCCCCCTTATGGAATGGGTGTGGAACACTTCAACGATACCGGAGACTCCACTCTTGGACATGAATACAGCGAGTCCGACTTTCATGAGCTTCATATCGCGCTCGTGCAAAATCTGGAGCGTATGTGCGCGGCATCAGCCCATGTCTATGTCTTTTGTGACCTGGATTATTTTCCGACCCTTAAAGGAATGTTCGGCCCGACCTGGCGAGTCCGCCGCACCCCGCTCATCTGGTCCAAGGGGAATACGGGAAATCTTGCTGATGGTGTTGCCACGGGATACCGCAGATCGTATGAAGCGATACTATACGCTACCAGGGGACGACGGCATTGTGCCGAGCTTATCTCAGATGTGATCACTGTGCCGATGGTGAAGTTCAAATCCCATGCGGCGCAGAAACCACCTGAGCTCTACACCACCTTGCTCAAGATGTCTGCGGTTCCGGGGGATACGATCCTGGACGCGTTCGCAGGCTCCGGCACCATCTTCCTCGCCGCGAAAGCTCTGCCCCTGATCACTGTCATCGGGATTGAAAAAGACCCGATGTTCCAGGGTCTCTGCGAACTCGCCATGCAGGGCAAAGTCCCCGATCAAGACAAGGATTTCTAACCAATGACCCTCACCCTTCCCCTTCCCTATGGTGTGCGCGGCAATCCGAATGCACGGATCCTGATTGTTGGGGAAGGGTTCACGAGCGGGGACGAGAAGGCTGGTGAAGCCTTCCGCACACACCAATCCGCTCTCGAAGCCATGCTGAATGAAGCCGGCATCAACCCCAACGATTGCCTCTACACCAACATCTGCAACGCAATGCCTCCATACGGCGACCCCGTTCGCTGGTTCATAACAGAGGCAGAAAACAAAACCCTGCAGTCCATCCGCATCCGAGGGCTGCTCCCGGACACCCTGTTGCTAGAAGGACTCTTGCGCCTTGACACTCTCATCCGCGAACTCAATCCGGCGATCATTGTTGGGCTCGGCCCTTATGCACTCTGGGCGCTTACCACAAACAGTTTCTCGGTTGGTAATGGTTCCAAACGCCAGCAGGGATGGAAAGTTCCCGGAGGTCTTGGAAATTATCGAGGCTCGCAACTGGATTACCTTGACACAGATATACCTGTCATGTGTACCTACTCACCAGGAGCCATCGCATCAGTTTACTCGTGGCGCTATCAAGCTGTTCACGACCTGCGGACCCGTGTGCCCAGAGCTCTCGCGGGTAAAGTTTCATGGGTTGAGCCCCAGCGCGATTACATTGTTGCGCCCTCTTATGAGACATGCTGTAAGTGCCTCATGGAGCTGCTCATGCGGGCAACTCTGGCATCTGGCCCCATACTTCTCACAGCGGATATCGAAACCATCAACTATACCTGTGAGTGTATTGGGTTGGGATGGTCAAAGACAGCAGCTATCTGCATCCCCATACTCAAATCGGTTGCGCCCGGGGGAATGTATACGCATACAAACTACTGGTCAGCTGAAGAAGAAGTCGGGGTGGCGCAGCTTCTTAAAAAGGTTCTGGAACACCCTAACATTTGGGTAGCCGGGCAGAACTTTATCTACGATATGCAGTACCTATTCCAAGACTTCGGTATCATGCCTAACTACAAGCATGACACCATGCTCGCCCAGCACACACTCTTCCCCGGTCAACCAATGGGACTGAATTTTATCTCCAGCATGTGGTGCAACTTCCATCGCTACTGGAAAGAAGACGGCAAGGACGCCTCAGCCACCCTCGATGACAACAAACGCTGGACCTACAACTGCCGGGACTGCGTGGTCACATATGAAGCGCTGGAAGTGCAATGGGAAGCACTCAACTACTTCAACCTCCAGCTCCAATACGCCATCCAGATGGCCCGCGCGAACGCCTCCACCCGCATGAGCCTGAGAGGTATGCGCGTAGATCACAAGCGGCGAGCCGAGGAAAGCGTCATCCAGCTGGAAACAACCATGGAGTACGCCAACAAATTCACCGGCCTACTCCCCGCTAGCATTCACACACCGAACCCCAAGACTTCACCCTGGTGGACGAGCCCCACACAACAAGCCCACATCTTCTACGAAAGCATCGGGATAGAACCTGTCATCGACAAGGACACCGGGAACTACACAACTAACAACGACGCCTTGAGCAAGATCGCGGCGAGGGAACCTGCACTGACCTACCTCACCCGCTTGCTCAAGGAATACCGATCCATCGAGGCATCCGGTCAGTTCATAACCGCCCGACTTGACCGCGATAAACGCCTGCGATCCAGCTTCTCCCCGACTGCAGAAACCTTCCGGTATCGCAGCGGTGAAACTGCCAAGGGTACCGGGCGGAACGTGCAGAACATCCCTTCAGGAAGCGAGGACTAGCTCCAATGTATGGCAACCCAAACAAAGCTGACTATCACAAGACTCAAGCGACTGTGGTCCGCAAGTCCGACAAAGCAGTTCTACTCCAGTTCGACGGTAACGACGACACGCATTGGGTCCCCTACTCCTGCCTCGGCAAGCTTTCCGACACCGCAGCCGAAAACGCGGACTACGGCGACGTGATAACCGTCCACATCATGCAATGGCTGTGGGATAAATTCTGATGGTCGCAGCAAACATTCGCCTCCCCAACGTCCGACGAACCATCATCCCTGACCCAGGCTATACCATAGTCGATGCTGACCTCGCCGGCGCCGACGCCCAAGTGGTAGCCTGGGAAGCGGGGGACGAGAAACTCAAGTCAGCCTTCCGCGCAGGCGAGGCGATCCACGTGTTCAATGCTCGCACCATGTGGGAGCACGAGCTGCGGAATATGACTAACGAAGAAGTCAAGAAATCCAAATACTACAAGCCTATCAAGGCCGGCGTCCACGCTACCAACTACGGCGCTAGTGCCAACGCGCTAGTTACAAACTGCGGCTTCAGCCACAGCTTCGCCCAAGACTTTCAACGCAGGTGGTTCCATGCGCATCCCGAAATCAAAGCCTGGCATACTCGTTACCAACGTTATCTCCAAGGCGTGCAATGCTGGAACTGTAACACGTCTGATCTCATCGTTGGCCGACCCTGTCCCTCCTGCGGCAAGCCAATCGGACGCACCGTCAGCAACCGCTTCGGTTTCAGGCGAATATATTTCGATCGCGTTGACCGATTGCTGCCCGAAGCGCTTGCTTGGACCCCTCAGTCAACCGTCGCCTTCTGCACCGAACTCGGTTGGGTCTCGATGGAACAAGGCCCCAGTTTTCTATCCCAATACGCCCACGCAAAGGCGACCGAGCAGAGCTGGGCGGAGAACCTGGTGAACCCCGACGCTCACGCCAAATGGGGTCACATCGTTCAGTTCCTTCTGCAAGTCCACGACTCCATCATCTTCCAGGTCCCGCACAAGCACGAACCTGACATCCCCGAAATCGTAGCGGACATGCAAGTCCGCGTCCCCTATCCCGATCCCCTGTGCATCCGCATGGATTTCAAGCAATCTCGGGTTTCCTGGGGTGACTGTGAAAAGGTAGCTGTCTAGCATCATGAAACTCCCAGCAAAGATCCTCATACTTGACCTGCTAGTCGTGGGTCACATGGTGAAAAACCTTGACCCTGACGGCTGGTACTCCAAGGGTTCGCTCCCCATCGCCAAGGACCTTGACCTGCCTCGCGCGGCCATCATCAATTCCATCGAAAAACTCATGCTCGAAGGATACCTGCTGCCCCGAACCCGCTCCAACTTCGACGACCGCATCGGCGCGCTCAAGCAATCACCGCTGCTTATGTCCCTGAGAGTTGGGGCTTGCTTCGCGATGTATCAGGACATTTTAAGTATGGCGCATCCGAAACGGACCGAGCATACTTTAATTCAGCAGGAGACCCCCAAACCATGATGTCCTTTATATACCTGGCTAGCCCGTACTCCGATCGGGACAGCACTGTCGAAGCCTACCGCTACCAGGAAGCGCTGCGGTTCTGCGCGGAACAAATGACCTCGCGTCCGCACATTCACATCTTCAGTCCGATCGTCTACACGCACCAACTCTGCAGGGAATACACCATCCCCGGTGACGCTGAATGGTGGAAGAACTTCAACCTCAAGTTCATGAACGCCTGCTCGCAGATGTGGGTGCTCAAGCTCCCCGGCTGGGACACAAGCCTCGGCGTAACATCTGAAATCGAATACGCCCGCAGTCACAACCTGTATACAGAATACTACAACCCCTCCGAGGACTAAACCTTGACCAGAAAATGTGGAGACTGGCTGCGGACGTATCTTCAATACACGTCCCTATCCGAGTCCCCAGAGCTCTTCCATTTCTGGGCTGGGGTCTCAACAATCGCAGGCACACTACGGAGGCGTGTATGGTTCAACATGGGTCACTTCGAATGGACCCCCAATTTCTACATCATCTTCGTGGCGCCTGCGGGAGTTGCAGCCAAATCCACAACGATCCGCATCGGCACTGATCTACTGCGCGAGATCGAGAACGTTCACCTGGGACCGGACTCCGGTACCTGGCAGGCGTTGGGTAAGTGCTTGATGGAGGCTGAAGAAATGGTCCCCATGCCCACAGGCGCAAACAACCTCGGGCCGGATGGGCTGGTGGATCCGCTGACAATCGAATACGAAACGATGAGCTGCATTACTTGTTCGCCTGGCGAACTGGGAACTTTCTTAAACTTCCAAGACCCGAAACTTATCTCAACCCTCACTGCTCTCTGGGATGGTCAACGTGAAACCTTCGAGCACCTCACAGCAACACAAACGCCGATTCGGATAGTGAACCCCTGGATCAACATCATATCTGCCACCACCCCATCCTGGCTCAAGATGAACATGCCAGAAGCTGCGATTGGGGACGGCTTCGCTTCTCGGGTTGTGTTTGTCTTCGCCAACCGCAAGCGTCACCTCGTTCCCTACCCTGGTCTCTCCTCAACTCCCGGCGCACACAAGACCATGCGAACCAATCTCATCCACGACCTGCAAGAAATCTCCGAGCTCATTGGGGAAATGCAGCTGACTCCCGACGCAATCACCTGGGGCACCGAGTGGTACCAAACCCATTGGGCTGAGCGCCCGGTGCACATGGCCAGCGAACGCTTCGACGGATATCGAGCGCGTAAGCAAACACATATTCATAAGCTGGCGATGGTACTCGCAGCCTCCCGTGGAACTGGAATGTGGATCGAAATGGAGGAGCTGATGAAGGCCGCCACAATCACAACTGCCATGGAACAAGACATGGTCAATGTGTTCGAGTCAATCGGCGTGGCGCCAACATCACGGCTCATAAACGAACTACTGTCGTTTATCAAAACCTATCAGGACCGTAGCGTCCCGGTCACAAAACAGCTTCTCTGGCGGTTCGCAATGCAGATCATGTCCGCTCAGGAATTCTCAGAGTCAATAAACTCCGCGGTGTTGGCTGGCTATCTTCAACTAACCAACACCACGGAGGGTGACGTTTATCGACTTCTCGTTGACCCCACGACCATCCGGCGCACCGACGCAGATGCTGCCAGTACGGTCGCAGCCGCCGAGAAAGCTAAGGCTTCGTTGGCTGGTCTTGCGAAAGGGTAGGCGTCTGCAAGTTCTTCGCCTCCGGGTGTAGCCTCGCGATATCCTTGTACACCGGACCCAACATCGCTGCATCAGGAAGGTTTGCAGAATGTTTGCTACGACTAGTGAGCTTGGCAGCCCTGCTGCGTTTCAGCGTATCATTGCTAATTTTAAGCTTGGGGCCAGGCGCGGCAGTATTGTAGCGTTTGATCGCTTCAATAACCGACGCTTTGTCGGCAGCGTCGCCGCCGTCGAGCGCGTTGTTATACTGGCTAAGCAGCAACCCACGCCGGGTCTGCCAGAACAACCCGGCCTCCCGCTGCTGGATTACGCGATCCCAACCCTGGGACTTGCGAGTAGGGAGAAACCCAAGCGACTGGCCAACGATTTCCGCTATGTGTTCTGGGTTCGTTCGATCGAAGTCAACCAGCTCGGATTTGTCCCGAGCGGTTTCATTGCCATCTCGCCAGAGCCGGTATCCTTTGCTAGCATTGGCTACTGCTGCGGGCATGGCTTTTTCCCACCGTTTGGGGTCATCCACAGCGAGCTTGTCGTCAGTCAGCGCTTGCAGAAAACCGAGGCCTATGCCAAACGTGGCCCCCACACCTTCCTGAGTTGTCGCTGCTAGCTTATCGTTCCAGTCCCCTGCCTTCGTCATGCCCTGAATCAGCGGGCTAATCAGCGGCACCGGGCTACCCATGCCGATGTTGCCACTGAAATCAAACGCAGGGATCGGGGTGCCGGTCATGTCGCCCAGCATACTCAACCCAAAACTATAGCGAGAAATCCCATGCAGGAAGACGTCAGGTGGCGCATCCGTCACATCTGTGATAAGCTCCCGGAGCTCCTTATCCATATCCCAGTTGCGATGGAGCCGACGACCCAGCCACTTGGCGATGGCTTCCAGATCCTCAGCACCTGGCAACCCCATGATCCCGGCGGTAGCCAGAAGCAGGATGAGATATCGGGTGTTGCCTGGCGAGTTCTGGATGAACCACAGCATATTCTGTTGAAACATGAAAAACGTGAAGAACGCGGATTTTCTGCCTTCCATAAATCTTGGGCGCGCGTAGGCCGAATATTCGAACTGCGTGCTCCTGACAGCTTCTTTTCCCATGAAGAAAGCTGCGGCTTCTGTGGGGCTCAGGCCGGACTGGACGAGTGCGCTATACTCCTGAGAATATTGCGTGATGACATCCTTGACCGCCTTAGCGTTAGGGTTCGCTCGTGCGAGATTTACCGCCGCCATAAAAGCTACACGGCGGTTTGCCTTCTCCGCCACCTGAAACAATGCGCCGGCCGCGACATTAAACTGTATCCGCAGTTTGTGCATACGGGAGCCGGTCTGAGTTTTCAGCAGGTTACCTCCCTCCGCTATCCCCGCTAGCTCTTGAGCAAAGCTTTCATCAAGGAAGCCCTGCTGGATTCCCAGGGAAAGCTGCGCGGAGTCGGCAGCCGTGAGCGTCGAGTTCGCTTTTGTTGGGTTCCGGTAAATCGAGTTCAGCTGCGCGTATGCTTTACTGATTTCCGCCACCGCCTTCGCATCCCCGAACAACGCTCCAAGGTACGGATACGTAACCAGCGGAACCTGGCTCAGGTTAGTCACCGCTGACTTCACGTTAAACCCCAACCACCACAGAAACCCTAGCGACCTTGCGGCTGCCCAATCCGGCTGCGGGTTAAGGATGTTATCCATATGGTGCTGCAGATACTCGACCATCTTCCCGCGCTTGGTGGTGTCGAAGCCGCTCGCGATCAGCTTGCTGTTCTCCCCCTGCCCGTCCTTGATAGCATCCTGCATCAGGGGGCCGAACTCCAATCTAGCAATGTGATTTGCCCCATGCCAGAAGTAATCAGCATAAGCTCGGAGTGCGTTCTGACTGTAGCCTGCAATGTTTTGTTTGCGGACAAAGTGGTTCTTGAAACTCTGGGTCGGGGACATTTGGAGCATGAGCTGTTCGAGTTCCCCCTGCTGAGTTGGACTGAGTTTCAGCGTGGATTGAATGGCCACGAGCAGCGACGGCGGCAGGCCCCGGAAGGGCACCGTTTCCTGGCTCAGATAGCCATGCCCAACAGTGAACCCGTTGGCTGCCGGGAACTGCTTTACGATACTATCCTCCGCAGCCCCTCGGTCCGCTTCGCGCTCAAAGGTTTCCATGTACACCGTCTTCCCCTGGGAATCTTTGACGACGGTTGTCAGGTTTCCAAAACGCGCATGTGGGAAATAGGGCGCTTTTCTAAGCGATCTAAATTCCTGCTTAATCTGGGCCTGTGCGAGTTGCTGACCAATCAGATTATTTGGCATAATGCGGATCGCGTCACGGATCGCCAGCTGCTCCAGCTTATCGAGCACAGCATCAAAGTCCGCCCGCATTTTGAGGTAGACCTGGAACGCCTCTTTGGTGATCTGGTGCTTCTGGATGAGCGCAGCGAGTTCATTCCTCGTGGGCTTGCGCCGGACACCCTGCGCGACTTCCTGCGGAGTCCGGTAGCCCATCTGCTCTATATCAAAGATTAGAGAGGCGAGGGCGTTTTGTTGGGGTAGGGAGAGATTATTCCAAGCCCCGACGGTCTCATCCGCCCGCGCCAGCCATTTCGATTTTTCATTGTACCACTGGTTTGCAAGCTGCACGTAATGCTGCAGCCATCCGATGTGCAGGTTTTTCTTTGCTAGCTGAAGCACATTCCAGCCCCACTTCACCATCGCGTTGTAATAATCCGCGTGGTTGACCATGGCGTTCAGGCGTTCCCGGGTCTCCGGTTTCACGTCCAGTTCCCTCGCCATGACGCGCATTCCGTTGGTCACAGCCATCGCATCGGTTAGGGCTTTGCCCCCAATGCTTTTCATGATCTCGGAGTTGAGCTGCCCGGAGGCGATGTACTCCAGTGCGTGCCAGGGCTTGTTCAACTTCGTGGAAACTTGAGCAATCAGCTGGGGGTTGTAGCGGGTGTGCTTATGCGCCCAATTCTTGGCAACATCAAACAGCTCCCGGACCCAGGCGAACGCCTGTAGCGCACGGCTGTAATCCTTGCCCCGCCGACCTTCGATCAGCAGATGTCTCGCAGCTGTGTAGGTGCCCAACAGCTCCGCGACTTTTTCCTCGTGCTGCTGGTCCTCAGGGTATTCCGCAATCCAACCCTGCGTCGGCATCTGATCCGCGTAGTCACTCATCAGCTTCCATACCTGCGCACCTTTCGCAGTCTGAAACACCCCCATGCCTTTGATTGCGTGCAACACCTCATGCCCGACTGTCGTGTGGATATCAGGGGCTGAAAAGATATTAATTGCAATGAAGGGCGAGCGGCCAGCTTGCGGATATGTGTAGCTCCCAGCACCCGGTTTCGTCTTAAACAACAACGGCATCTCCGGCAGTCCCATGTTATCCATGAGGTTCCTGAGCTCACCATACGCGCCGATTTCTTCGATGACCTGCTGTGCAGTCACCGCCCCAAATCGCTGCTCGTTAAAGCGCATGGTACGCAGGTTCCGCACCAGCTCCGCCGGCGCCCCCGCATCCAGCAGCGCTTTGCCCATCTGGCCCACCTCTTCACTGGTGAAGCCATAGCGATTTTTACCCTCGAAGCCAGGGTATCTCAGCTGATCCCGGACAAACAACTCAACGCTTTTCACCCGATCCGAGGTGCTGCTCAGCTCTGGAGTGATCCCAATCTTCTGCAGCTCTGTGTCTTGAATGACTTTCTGCGCTGCATCCATCGCATCGTTTTCAGCTTTAAGCTCAGCGTACCCTTTTTTCTTGGGAGTGCTGGGCAAACCGTTGACTTCTACGCCCTTCCCAACTGGAACCGTATCACCCCCCGGAATTTCCGGCGGAGAGGATTTCTCCACGGCACTTCCAAGGGCATTACCAAGGACATTCTCCCCACCCTCGGTCCCCACCTCGCCGGGCGCCGCCGAAGGGCTCACAGGAGTTGCAGCCACACCCGACTTCGCAAGCTCAGCTTCTGTCGGAGCGGGCAGCATAAGCACCCCTTCTTCCGTCCCGAGCGCGCTGTCAGTCATGTCGCCCTGAGCAATCGAGGTCGCGATCGTGTTGGTCTCCGGCCCCTTGGTTTCCTGTGGAGCCATCGCATCCTTCGCCTTGACTGTCGAGCTCCCATGCCCGTCCGCCAGCGCTCCCGCAAGCGTGCTGAAACCAGCGCCGCCGACCAAGCCACCGAGGCCTGAGTCAATCAGTTCCGTCAGCAGCATATCGGACTTGTGTACCTCGTCTTCAGTCTGCGGTGCAATCAAAACCCTCAGCAACTCCGGGTTTGCCTGTCCGATTTCGATGAGCTGCTGGACAACTTCCGTGCTCATCTCAGTCGCCGCGTCCTTCGCGACTTCCTTCTTGAGCATGAGTTTCCCAGCCGCGACCTCGGCGATCCCTGCGAGCCTGGAGCCAAACACCCGCCCCCACTTGCCAGGCACGATCACATCCAGCCCAGACTGTGCAAGCCCTGCAGTGACCGCGATCCCGAAGCTCGGGTCAGCCTCCGGGTCTTCCTGCTGCTGACGTTCCAGGTTACGACCGGCATTGAAAGCTGTCGAAGTGGCAAGCGCCGCAGCGATACCCGCCCCGGGGCCGGCTACTGCCGTAGCACCTGCAGCCACCGCACCGACCGCGACCATCTCAGGCAGCGACTGCCCCATGTAGCTCGCGATCAGCTGTCCGGCTTCGGCGAGGTTGGTTACCTGACCATACGAGGTAATCGCGGGTGCCTGTGCCTGTGCTCGGGCAGCCAGCTCATCGGCCATGGGGTCATTCCCCAGCACCCGATTGAGCGCACTCATGGAACTGGTAACACCTGATTGCAGCCCCGATCCCAACGCACGCGTGGTCCCAAACGGATCCAGGATATCCGCGAGACCGATATTAAACGTTGATTCCGGTGTCGGGACTTCCTGAGTATCAGGCCCCGCGATCGGTTCCACTACAGCCCCAGGAACAGCCGGCCGCGGCATGGGCGCAGGAATCCCCACCGGCTCGCTCGGAGCCACTGGAGCCGCTCCACCGCCCGCATTCCCAACCGGATCACGGCTCGTTCTTGCTTTCAAATACTCATCGAAGTAAGCAGAAAAGTCCGCCTGTGACAGCGGACCTTGCACATTCGTAGATGTTGTGTCGGGGGGTGGTGCCCCCCTGACTGCCGACCGCTCACTCAGATACTTGTCAAAATACGCGGTGAAGTCCTGCTCCGGGTGGATCGGGTCGGCCATGGTTTAGCTCCCTGAAGGGTTCTGTAGCATCTGCAAGAGATCAAGCGGGATCTGGGGACCACCGCCGTATTGGGGTACTGTAGGCCCACCGAAGGGTGAAACGTCTGGCAGCGGCCGCCCGGAGGTTGGGTCGATCGGGGCGGCTGGTGTAGCCGGAGTTGCTGTCGCAGGTCCTGCTCCAACCGGCCCCGCGTCTGGTGCGCCTGAGCCCGGAGCGGCAGCCGCGGAACGCTGGTTGTTGAAATCGGCCTCAACCTGCTTCAGCTGTTCCATCGTCACACCCGACGCGATCGCTTTCTTGATCACATCGCTTCGATAGCGATAGGCCAGGGGATCGGGTCTGGGGCCGGCCGGGACGCCTGACAGCTCCTCGTTTTCCTTCGCGGTCTGCCACTCTTTCAGGTCATCCGCGTAGAGCTGCTTGGCGATAGCCTCCGGTTTCATCCCAGCAACGGTGATGTCAGAATCCCCATCACCCCCACCTGATCCACCGCCCCCACCTCCACCGCCTCCACCCCTGCCCTCGAGCGCCCGCACCCTCAGCTCATATTCCCGATCGCTTTCATAGATCTTCCGATCACGATCCTCCTGTTCCTTCTTGGCCTGCATCTGCCCAACCGAGTACCGCCCGACCGCTGACCCTCCATCAGCAAGCGCCTTCGCACCCCGGCCTGCAATCAAGCTCGCACCCATCTGCGCCATGAACGCTGCCATCTCGGGCCGCTTCAGGAAATCCATGATCCCGGCTCCACCACCTGGCCCAAGCGGGCTGGTCCGAGCAGCTTCAGCCGGCACAATCGGGGGCGTCTGTGGGTTCAGTATTGATCCCAGCTCCATTTTCTAGCCTCCCAAAATCTGCCCAAGTCCCGGGGCGCCGTTGGCTTTCTGGTTCAGCAGACTGATCATCATCTGCATATACTGCGGGTTCATCGCGCTCTGTTGCGCTGGGAACGTCGTCTGCGCCACAGGGATCTTCGGATCCTCAGGAACCTGTACGGCTCCCATTGCCTGCATCATCTGAGCCAGCGGATCCTGCGCCCCCGCACCCGGAGCCCCCGGCATACCAGGAGCTGCACCAGCCGGGGGCGCCATCCCCGCAGGAGCGCCCTGCATCTGTGCCTGTTGCACGAGCTGCTGAATCAACATCGGGTCCATCAGGCGGCCTCCCTTTCATATCCATCAATCATGCTGTAGTTCACCATTTTGAACCCAGCGATATCACGCACGGCATCCGGGTTGATAGCTTCGACCTCATCAGCCATCACGCCCTCCACCCGCGTGCCAGGATTCGAGATGTACTCGAACTCGTACCACTGATATCTACCACGCATCTCAGTCGGCACGATATTCATCTTGGACCTGCGATCTGACGCCATGATCCAGGGCGCCAGCATGCTCGCACCCCCCAGGATACTCATGAGCGGGTTGCCACCACCGCCCCCAGCCGTCGTAGTCGTCGCGCTGCCGCCAGGCATACCGAACGCCAGCGACGCCACATCTTGCGCCTGCATGAACGGCAGCAACTGTTCGTTTGTCATGCGTGTGGACTTGTCTTGTAGTCTCGCCTGTTCAGCCCCACGGTTCTGCGCTCCGACGCCTGCATGGATTGTCGAGGGCATCAGCAGCCCTTGAAGCAGCTGCGGGTTCTGCATCATGGCCTGCAGGGAAGCTGTGTTACCCGCATTTGTGGCAGTACCGAGGGCACTGATCCCCTGACCGACGCCCGAGCTCAACGCTCCCAGCCCAGTTCCAACAGCCGTATTCGCGTTGTCCGAAGCGTTGTTCGTGGAGCTGAGCATGGCGCCCAGACCCTGGTTGAAGTTGTTCGCTTGCAGGTTTGCAGCGATATCGCCTGCCGTATCGTTCGCACCCTTGATCGCGATACCTTCCGCGATCCCCTGCCGACTGGACCCGAACGCGTTCCCACCAGTGAAATCGCTCTTGATCCCGGGCAGGATATTGTTCTGCAGGTTCTCGGTAACGGGCCGGATGGCCCCCGAGATCTGAGCCTTGAGCACCGGGTTTGTGCGGGGGTCGAGCAGCGCGCCGGACTGCAGGAAATCTCTGCTGCCCTGGCTATTGGTATAATTCCCCAGGATCTGCCCGAGTCCTTGCTGACTCGCGCCGCCTCCAGCAAGCAGAGTGCCAAGCCCCCCAGCACCCGTTCTCCCCGCATCGAGCAGCGCACCCTGACCCCCGACAGACGTCCGGGATCCCACATCCTGCAGCGTCTTCGCAGTCTGGATGCTCTTATTCGTCAGGCTGGTCATGTCGCCTGTCGACTTCAGCGCCAGTTCCTGCGCCCGCTTCTCCCGGTCATTCAGCCCGACATACGTACTCGGGCCCTGCTTGATAGGCGTGTTCAGGTAATCCTTCGCCATAGGGATTACCATCGCCATCAGCTCTTTTTGCTCCGGCGACAGTTCCTGCACGCTGGTTGTCGTCGAAGACCCACCACCTGGTGGCATATCAGTTCCTCCTTTGCACCCGGAGGTCCTTGACAATCAGGACGCCGGTACAAGTATACCCATGTTTGTTGCAGGCCAGCCGTGCGAGTGCAGGATGGGCGACTGCTTCGATCACTCCAAATCCTGAATTCCTGCACAGCTCCTCGAATTTCGTCCCGAACTGTGTGAACTTCCTCACACCGTTCTTGCTCATGAACTCCAGCTTCACGGACTTCACATCAGTATATTCATGCATGGAAGTCAGCGCCATGCCTGCATAGTGGTCACCTTCCTGAAGCAACCACGCCTGCAACATCCCTCGATGAAGCAAGTGGAACATGCCTTCCAGGGTATGATAGCGTTCCCAGCTAGCGAATTGTTCCCTGAGAAAATACTCGATAACCGGCGCAAGGTCGTCGATCATCTCTGCTTGCACAGGCACGATTGCTTCATACAGTTCAGGTGTCGTGTTACCCGAGCTTGTGCCAGCTTCCACCATAGTAGCCATAAAATCCTGCTCCTGATCCTGGGTTCCAGTTTGTTCCGTCAGCAAGCACAATTGTGCCAGGTACTAGCTTACTAGGAGCTGCGTATGACATAGCAATGAACAACTCTTTTTGCGGGGTCTCGGTGTCACTAATGAACTGGTTGATCGTATTCTGTACCCAGTTCTCGACGTCCCCAAGTCTACCAGAGAACGGACGGGTTTTGAAAAACGCCATATCAGTTCTCCCCTAGCTTATCAACTTCATAGTCGAACCCGCCAAACTCGAATTCTTGGCCGGGGTCGTTGGAGAACCGGAAGCTGATAAACCGCCCGCTTACCGGGGTTCCCATGTCCTGCCGGAAGCTGTTGATATCCAGGGAAATCGGATCCGCCCAGGTGATCGCGTTCTGCTCGATCTCTTGGGTACCAACCTCCATATTCATGACACCTGAATACATCTTCGGCACGACCGCGGACACCAGCTTTCGGCTGTTGTAATCCACAATAACCGCACCGTCACGACCCACACCTATGCATGGCAGTGAGGTCCGCTCGACCCAACATTCCAGTGGATCGCCGTCGTAATCCTCCAGGCCGGTTTCGAGGAAATACAAGTTGTTGTCATTCGGAACCGACTCGACCATGACAAAGTTGCTGGCGACTTCAATCGTATCATCCCAACCGGTACCATCCGAGAACAACGTGAGATCGCTGAACTCCAGGTTATTCACAACCATAACGTCAGGGCCGTTAAAGCTCAACCCCGACGCGATACTAAGCGTCCCCCCAAGTTCCTTGATTGTGTAGCTGTTGTCCTTGTAGTTCCACACAAATGCTAGGGTACACACAGTCTCCCCAGCCTCCGGGAACGCGAACCAGACCTCAGTGTGTTTGGTGTCTACCACGCTAAAGCACCGATCCAGATAATCCGGATTGGCCAGCTTCTGAAACTCGTTCTTGAACACCTGATCAAAGATAGGCGTGACCGTCGTGCCATCGTTGGTATAGAAATGCTTCTCCCCAGCGAAGAAATGGCACGTGCGACCCTGCGTGTTAATCGGCACCTGCACCAGCGAATCCTGGATGAACAGCCCGATACCCTGGCTCACATAGTCGTTCGCGAAAATCTTGACCCCGCCTACATAGGACATAACCCAGATCGAGTTTTCCTTGTAGACATAGAAATAGTTCCCCAGCGAGGCGCCATTCACAACCTCACCGAACTTGGTATCCGAGAAGCTATACTCACCAGCTTCCACTGCAGGGTCTGTGTGGTCCCAACTTGTTGGGATCGCCCCGGGGTCGGCTTGGTTGCTCCACTTGATCATGTGGGGGTATTTGGTTGAGCCCTTTGTGACGTTGAGCCCGATGAGGAAGTTCTTGAAACCCTTCAGCGCTCGGAACCGCACGTCCGTTGCCAGGTTCGCAAGAGCCACCGCGAGGTTGGTGGCAGCCGTCGGGGTCCAGACCTGCGGACGGTCGACCCGGTTGTTCAGGATCGCGAGCCCGTTGTACATTTCAATGGGGTTCCAGCGATCGTTAATGCTGCCGACGTAATCCCCGCCGGACTTGGTAATCTCATTCACCCCAACGGTGTCCCAGCTGTACAGCTTCGGACCGTTCGAGTACAGCAGATACCGGTTAACCGGTCCGTTGGCAAATCCGCACCATATCGGCAGGACCGCCAACGGATCCTCAAACATCGGCACAACACCGCCCATGTTAAAGCAGCGGTTCTGCTCAAACCGGACATTGCGGCCGTCGCTCCAGACAGACAGGGGAAGGAGTTGCGACTTGATATCGCGAACAATACCTGCCCGACCAACTCCTTCAACTGTCCTACGCATTGTTCCCTACCCTGTACTGACGCATCATGTGGCGCATCTGCTCAACCTTCTGCAGGTACGCCATTTCATCCATGTTGACCTTCGGCGCGAACAACGCCAGGCCCTCCATGTCGCGGCCGGCTTCCATGATCCTGAGGGTTGTCTTGTTGATGATCAGGTTCGAGAAGAACTTCAGCCAGTTCGGAGTATAGTCCGGGCCTTCTTCAGCATAGTATTCACTGAGATACCTCGTGCGTCGGTAGCACGGGACGCTGAGGGTCCACACCGCATTCGGCAGGGGGAACAGATACAGCGTGTCCCCAATGCGCGCGTAGTGTGTTGGGATATCCGTCGCTTCGCCGGTCTCGGTTGTGTTCGCAACCAGCTCCTCGTACGCACCTGGCTCCATCACCAGCCAGCTACCATCCGTCTTCTGGATGCTGATGGGCCATTCCTCTTCCAGCCCCAGGAAGTTCGTCGCGATCTGCGTGCTGCGATCCCCGGCGACCGTCACAGGATTATGCGTGTCGTCGAAGCAAAACCACGGAAGGGGCAGCTTGCCGCCCATTTCCATTTCGTCCACTACCTGGTCAAACCGATCCAGGATAATGGTGTGATTCAACGCGTTGTTGTATCCGAGGTTCGCCCGGACCAACCGCATTGCCGTCCCGATCGTCATGCTCACGATACAGGCCCTTCCATGAAGCCGGCCCAGATCGCGCCCGCTGTGGTACCCGACGCCAGCACCCGGGTGAACGCGCCCGGAAGCGGAATGCCTGCAATCAGCGTGATTGTCTTCGGTCCACCCCAGGGATCATAGTACGCCACGGTGCCGCCGTCACTGCTGTACAGCGCGACCGCAACCGTATGCGTGGCGGCATCCGCGCCTTCCAGATAGTTGTCCGCGTGCGGAGACACCGCTGCCCAACGGAGCGGCATGGCTGCCAGCACCTTCGGGTAGTTGTTAAAAGGGTTGGTGACTGCCATGTTTGTGCTCCTGAAATAGAGTATGGCGAGCCCGGAATGGACCCGCCATACTTTACTTTCCCTGACTTACGCGATATCGGTCTCGAACCGGCGCCAGGTAGTGCCATCGCAGTAGTAGATCGCGCCTTCGTTCTGCGCGAGTGTACCGATTGCGGTCGTCGAGCTGTCCTCCTCGATCGTGAGGACGAAGGCTGACAGCATGTAGATGAAGAACATCTGGTTCTTCGCATCCGCCTCCGCAGGCAGCAGCACTGTCCGGTTGGCCGTGGTTGTGACGAGGATGACCGGCGGCCAATCCACATCAATCAGCCCTTCCGCCCCAAGCGTCACGGCGATGTTTGCCAGTTTCAGGCGGTTTCGAATGTGGGGGGCATAGAAGTTGCCCCCTTCGTGGTCCTGACGTGTAGGCATAGTTTGATCTCCTTGTGCGGCTTATGCCGGAACAGTGTTGAAGCCGCCGATGTAGCCGAGCGTCTGCCCAGCGTAATCGACCATGATGGAGGCTTCGGTTTCCCACTGACCCCGCACCAGATCCTCGTCCTTCGCCTGCACGTTGTCGTTGGCGCGAGTGTCGCGGCCGCGCATCGGCACCCAGGTGATGACGGAGAAGTCCAGCAGCCACATGCTGTAGGTGTAGAGCGAGTGACGGCTCATCAGCGGATGCGTCTTCAGCAGCACCCGACCCTGCGGGAACACGAGTTCACGGAACTCCATGCCCCACAGCTTCTCCTTCTGCCCCCAGAAGATGCTGACGCCGGAAGCGCCCGACGACTTCGCGATCGCCTTGTTGATCGCGTTCAGCGCACCGTTCCCGCACATGCCGATGCGGGTGTTGCCGCCCGGCGAGGTGTAGTCGAAGACGGGGCTGATGGCATCCATCAGGTTGTTGCCGGCGCCGGACGAAGTGGCCAGGCCCCAACCAGTCGTCAGGATCGTGCAGTTCGCCGCAGGGATGAACGAGCGGATACCGCCCATGAAGCGCAGCGGCTTGCCGTTCGTCGGATCGGTGCCTTCCGACTTGACGCCGAACATCATCGACCATTCGAGCTTCTTCGCGTGGTCGAAGCTGCGACGCTTCTTGTCGTTCTTCAGCGGGTCACCAGTCCGCGCCTCGGTGTTGTTCGCCGTGCCAGTGATCTCGTATGCGGTCTTGAAGATCTGCGTATAGTTGCTGAACTTCAAGGGGTTGCGCGAGGTCGCCTTCGGGCCAGGCGTACCTTCGCCGAACGCCGAGCCGATGAGCAGGAGAAACACGTCGTTGCCGATGGCAGCGATAGTCGTGCCAGCCACGCCGCGCTGCACGCTGAAGGACGTATCCGAGTGCACCTGCGTGACCATGATACGTTCGGCAGTGTCAGCCGCCGTGTCGGTCGCCGGCTCGACCATCAGGATGTCACCCGGAACCAGGTGAGTCGCCTTGCCCCAGTTCGCCTTGATGGCGGCTGCGGTCGGATCGGGAGAGTCGACGGTGATCAGCGTGTCCAAGGCCGTCGCGCCAACCGCCGCGCTGGCCTGCAGACGAATGAGATCCTGCGGCTCAGCCCACCAGCTGAACTCAGGGTCACTCGTCGCTTTCTTGGAGTTGACCTTGGAGGTCAGCGCCAGGATGGGGGAGTCGCCGTTGGGCGACATCCAAAGAATGCTCTCACGGAAGTTCTTGGGGCGCTCATCGGTGCCCCAGTCTCCGGTACCACGAAGTCCTGCAACAGGCATTTAATCAATCCTCGTTGATGAGTTCATCCCACTGGCTCACAGAACCAGGAGGAGGTGCGCTAACGGCTCCACCGCGCGCGCTTGTGGGAACGACTGCCGGCGGAACGTTTGACGGCAGGGCAGGGGTGACCTGAGGCGTGAGTCCGAGTGAAACCATTGCCATCGCCGCGATCTCCCGCTTGGCAACTTCCGTCGCCGCGTTCGGGTTGTGCGACTTGTAGACCTGGGCCACGCGCAGTACGTCCTGATAGTGATCCTTCAGCTGTGGATACGTCTGGAAGAACGAGTCTTCCGCAGCCCGATCGCGCGCCTGCATTTCCATAACCTGGGAACTCAGCACGGGAACGAGGTTGGCGATCTGCGTCACAGCAGTGGTCAGGACCTGCATATGGAGTCGGGCAGCAAGCTGCGGGATGACAGAGGCAGGGTCGGCATTCAGCGCTTCTTTGGTCTCATCACTCAGCGCGTAAACGTTCTTCTCCAGAAAATCAACTGACTGGCCTACGAATTTCTCGTAGTCGGCCTGGAGAGTCGCTTGGTCAACCGGCGCGGATGCGGGTGCAGGCGTCGGCTGTACGGGGGCTGTTGATGTTGGTGCGGGGGTGGCAGGATCCTGAGCTGCAGCAGGGGCAGTGGTTGCCGCTGGTTCAGCCGCGGGTGCCGGAGTCGGGCTAGGGGTTGCGGGAACCGGCTCGGGAGCCGGATCGGCAAGTGCGGGCGAGGACGGAGCTTCGACGCTGTGGTCGACCTCAGGAGCGTCCTCAGAGAAACTGGCAAAATCGAAGCCATCCGTGTCGTCCTGAACGTCCTGGGGAGGACGCACTGACGTGTTGGCCGGATCGGCCGGGGTGGCGACAGGGGACTCGGTGACAGCGATCGCGGTCGGATCAGGCATTTAGATATTTCCTTGTGTTGGGGTTGAGTAGTTAAACTCCCAGATTCAGCTCCGGCTCATCTTCTTCCATCGCTTCCTGGGTCTTGAACACCAGCTCCTTGCAATCCGAATGGATCTGGTGCAGCATGGTGGGCAAGAGTTTCAGTTCCTCCAGCCCACCCTTCATCCTTGCGAACCGGACCATCTGTTCAACAGTCTCTGGAGTGTAATCATACAACTCCGCCTGTCTCCCAGCAACCCTGCTCTCCACGAAATCCGTGAAGACCGCCCAGCCTTCGGACTCAAACATACTCTCCAGCGCTTCTTTGATGGCGCGGGCCTGAACATAGTCTATTTCCTCAGTACTGAAAAACTTCCTCATGCAGTGGGACCTACACCTGGAACCTGTCCGGGTTCCATAACACCGGCCTGGAGAGCGGCGGGGTCGTCGCCCAGCGGTACGGAATTTCCTGCAGCTGCTTGTGCCTGCATCATCATGTCGGGCACCAGTTGAATCTCAAACCGCGAGAGGTTCTTGATACCACCAAGCTGCGCCATGTACGCGAAGAGTTTCCCCAGGTCATATTTCTGGATGACCTGCGGGACCTGCGCCATCTGCGCCAGCGTCTCCCGCCACATGTTCGCCATGGCAAAACGATCAACCGGCAGCGTACCGTCAACCGCCCCGAAACCATATTGCCCCACAATATCCTGCGGGGTGACATTCACGAACCCACCACCAGCCATCTGTGCGAGGTCGCCCGCGAGCTTGAATTTCATGTCGCCGCTGTAGTACTGCTGCGAGTTCATCACCAGCATATCCGACAGGCGCGAGAAGCCAGTCGCACTCATGTACTCCGCCATGGTCTTGAGGCGGCTGACTGAGAACGTTTGGGTTCCACGAACTTCCTGCGCACTACGCCTGGAGCTCGGATGGCTCATACCCATGATGCTTTCGCTGACACCAAGGCGCTCACCGAACTGCAGCACAGAGTTCAGATCGTTCATGTTGTTACCTGTCACATCGGCGACAGGCAGCTGCATGAGAGCTGTGCGAACGTCGGAACCATACGCTGCGGGCTTGAGCCGGATCGCCAGACCCGGCATTCCCTTGTTGCTCAGGTCCTTCGTCTCCACCCGGCTCGGGTCCAGCAGCCACTGGTTATTCAAACTCTGCCGCACGTTGAACATGTGCGAGTTGAACAGCCAGTCGATCGTCTGCTGCAGCGGACCGTAGGTTTCGATCATGCTGCGCGAGAACTTCGCGTAAGCTTCAGGCTCCACCTCCAGATACGCGAGCGGGAACTGATCGTGAAAGTTCCCCATCGGACGGGCTTCAACGATCGTCCGAAAATCCCGGGTTATGGTGAACACCCACTTTTCGGGCATGTCACCTGACCCCAGTTTCCAGTCTTTCGGAACCAGCGTCACGTAGCTTTCATACACCTTGAACACGTTGAGCGCGTCCATGGAGTTAGCAGTTGTGAAGTCGTTCGGCTCGGCCCGCTGGGTCAGCTCGGTGTTCGCGTTGTGATTCGCGTACCAGTCCTCACCGGAGTTCTCGGCTGTTCCCTGGGGTGCACGCTTGCGCAGCTCTTCCAGGTTAATATACCGCCCCTCGGCCTTCCCCCGCAGCAGATCCCCCATGCTCGCAGTCGTTGCGATGAACAGGAATTCACCTTCCTGAAACCGTCCCCGAGCGAACCGGGGGTCAGTATACACATCCTGCGGGGAGACGTTGAAGGCCATATTGCCTTCGTAGCCCATGACCTCCGTGACGCGATTGACCTTCCGCTTGGGTCCGATGGGCAACATCCCCAGGACCATATCCTGCGTTTCCACAATCTCGCTCGTGCGGATCTTCTGCTGGGTCCAGTACGGAGACAACCAAGCCTCACCGTATTTGGGAACGTCCTGCAGCCAGATATACAACGGGGCGAGCATTTTGCCCCGATGAACCTGGTAGTTCACAAGCGCCTCAAGCGCCTGCACCTGCATTTCCCCCTCGCCGGTAAAGCCCTCGAACTGAAATACGGGAGTTCTGCTGAGGAACGTCGTGCACCAGTAACTATGCGCAGCCATCATGATCGCATAGGAATACGGGAGCTGAATCGTTGTGTACTGCGGCGATCCGTTTTCCCTGCGACCCGTCCGGATCCGATCAGCATCATCGGAAGGCATATACCCCACCATCAGCTGCTCGTTCTGTTCCCAGACCTTGCTCCGCTCGTCACGGATTTTCGCACTGGCACGATGCCGCTGCCTCAAGGATTCACAGATCCTTGCGTGCTGCTCGCTTCCCGCTGCGATGTTTACACTAACTGGCATTATGGAGCCCATCCAGTGAAAAGAGGCTTGGCCGGAACAAAGGGATCATCCCCACCCGCTGCAAGCGCGTTGCCAGCTTCATCGAAAAACAGCCCTTCGAGACGTTCGAGCGCCATGCTACTAGCGTCCAGAAGGTCGTCATGGTTCACAGCAGGATACTTTCCAAACTGCTCCAGGAACTCTGTCTGGTCCGCCCGGACATACAACCTGCCAGCGACGGCCGGGCCGTTGTGAGCGTTGACAATCCGGGAGTATTTCGATCTCCGTGATCCTGGATACTCAGTCACTGCAAACCAAGCTTTCCGATGGTCCATCGCCTGCTTGATCAGCCACATGAGAGTTTGCTGATAAGCAACCGTATCCACCAGTGTCATCACCGGCCGGAACTTCTGCTGGATCTCGAAGAACTTCATGACCGTCCAGGTAGGTTCGTGGCCCCGCATCAACTCATAGTGCGCGAGGAACCGATCGCTGCCTCTTGCGCCCCAGACCACATGCGCCTCGAAGTCCTTGCGATGCATACCCTTTTGCAGGGCGATCTCGCTGGGAGGAGGCACAGGGTCGATTGCGTAGACGTAGGTCATGTTCTCAGGAAGCATCGCGTAGCGCTTCAGCCACGGGAGCTTGAAACTCGCGGTCTCAGGAGAAGTGAGCTTGCACTCCTTTTCCCGCAGGAACGTAGTGAGCATGTTACGGGCAGCTGCAGAGTGCTTCTCCGCCCGCAGGATCTCACTCGACACCCGATCAGGCCACGCGCTTTCCTGCATCGCAATCGGCATGTCCGCAGTCTCCCGCGTCCAGCAGCCGTATACTGCGCTCAGCCAGCTCGGATCCTTCAGGGCCTGAACCGCGAAGTCTTCCTTGTTCTGCGGGGTGTTCAACCCGATCATCTTGGCGTGCGGCGCATCCACCTCGGGAGCCAGGGATTCGAGCAGGGCTCCGTAGACAAGGTTCGAGATTTTATCTCGTTGATCCGCTGTGTTGGCATTCTCATCATCGAGCACGTCATCCAGCACAATGAGATCAGGACGATAGTCATCACGGTTAATACCGCGAATGCTGCCATTAATACCAGCAGCCATGACCCATATAGGTATTTCATCCGGACCTACGATGATCTCGAATTCCACGTCCTGCCATTTGCCCCCCTGCCTGATATGATACGACTCATTCCAGGTAGAGTTTATCTCCACTGCTTTCTTGATCCAGTTCGTGGATCGGATAGCGTGGGCCTCGGACTTGCCCACGTAAAGTATAGTGCGAGAGATCGCGTATGCGATGGACTTGCTGGTATAAAGACGGCAATGAGAGGTCTTGCCGCTTCCCCGGTACATCAACAAGTTCACCAGTCGATTGTTACTTTCCAGTTTCCCCCAGGCATCATGGTGAAACGGGGCGAACGGTTGGCGAACAGTCTTCGGAAAAAAGGTCCGACAGTAAAATTCCGAGTTCTTGGCGGAGAGTTCGATAGCTTCCGCGACACTGAGTTGTATCTGGTCAGCCACGATAATCCACCCACATGATGCTGGTCTTGTTAACCGGAGCCAGGGACCAATCGCTGACAACCACAAGCGGCGTGGGGGTGTTCAGCACCCGCATTTCACTCGTGATCATCAGCAGCGAAACGTCCCACTTCAGGAACACTTTCTCCAGCGCGGGGCGGTACAAGCGGTTAAGCTGCCACCATCCCTGCGCAGTAGCGGTGAGCTTGATCTCTACGATCAGCACTCGCCACAGCTTCACGTTTATCCCCACCCAGTCGCACTGCATCAACCGGGAGTTGCCTGCGCCGTCGTACGCTCGGAACCAGGGATGCGGGAAACCTTCCCACGTCCCCAGCGCCTCACGCTCCAGCTTATCTATGACCCTGCCCTCATAGCGCAGACCTTTACGCTGATCTGGCGTCCGGGCCGGCTTCCCTGTAGCAAACGCTGGGGGAACCGTGAAATGACAGGCCTGGCAATCCTTCAGGCTCTTAAAGCCCTTAGGAGCTAGAGCCCCCTTCGTCATAGCTTCTAATAACGATGGCATCCTCGACAGCCTCCGGTTGGGGTTGCAGCGATTGAGTGACAAAGGAAAAGTCTTCGCTTCCCTTTGCAACCCGCTCCGTGTTAAGCTCACGGGTTCGGGCAATTTCCTGCCGAGCCTTCTCGACAGCTTCGGCATTCACGCCGACGAAATTCATGGTCGTTTGCTGGTTATGCATCCCGACCTGGACTTTGACACCCGCCGCCGTAGGGCCGAAGCCAAGGCTTTGGAGAGAGAGCTTGGCAATTTCCCGGACTTCGGCTGCTGGCAAGTCTTTAGTTTGCAGCTTTTCGTCAAGTTTGTCCAGGGCCCGGGAGGCAACCCCTTGCATCTTGGACACGATCGTGGTCGAAACCAGTCGCTGATGCGCCTCCATGCGAGCATTGCAGTACTCCTTAAACGCGTCAGAATTCAACAGCGAACCCATCCACTCGGGAGTAACATTGAACTCCTGCGCGAGCTTGGTCCGGTTGTACGACGGATTCAGCAACATGCAATCAACCACCCGCTCATGCCAGGGTTTGAGCCCAGCCGTCAGGTTGTAATGTCCGTTGGGGTCCTTGTAGTTGTTCAGCCGGGTCTCATCGCTGGCGGTCCTCGGGCGGCCCCGACCCCTGCGGATCTTCATAGCCTCGGCGAGTTTCAGCTCAAAAGCGTTCATGGCGGCCACTCAGGTCACGGAGGAAAAAGGGGGCGGAGTCAAACCCCAACGGAAAACTCCGCCCCAAGTTGCCCGAAAAGTAAGTCCAACGCCTGTAGTGTGTGTCCGGGCAGAGTATTTCTGTAAAGTATGCTAGTACCATTTCGGAGTCGGCATACTCTATTCCAGCTTACACTGGTGGTTTCTCACCTTCCGCTGGTACCATCCGCACCACCTGCCCCTGCGCGTCTACAGGAGTGTTGGTGGCAAACAGCGCACCCAGGGCCGCGAAGATCGTTGCGACAAACCCGGAGATTGCACCCACAATCAGCTCCGGGGTCGGCGCCGCGATGGTAGTGGAGACTGAACTGACTGCCCAGAGCACCAGCATGGTGACGGACGTGGACATACCGCCGCTGAGCAGCGCCTGCCAAAACTTCTCGTATCCTGCAACCTGCGGCATCTTCACACCTTTAGTCCCTGTGGACGCGTCATCCAGTGCTTCATCATCTCGTCCTGGATCATCTGCATCTTCCGCTCCCAGTCCGAGACCAGCTGGTTCCGTTCCGCTTCCGTCAAGTCGCTCGTCGGGACCATCGTGAACACTGGAGGTTTCGCGGCTGTCAGCCCCGGGGTCCAGTACTTCGGAGGGCACTGGTCCGGCGTCAGCCCCGGAGTGTATTCCACTCCGTTGGGATAGGCGCTCTTCTTCAGCTCGAAGTGCCCGCCGTCTTTCAAGCTCTTCCAGTCGCCGCCCCACACGACCGGAACTTGTTCGATGGCGGCCGCTGCCTTGACTGCCGCTGAGATCTTGATGTACAGGTCGAACTTCCACGGGTCCGCTCCCTTGGCAACGGCTGCGATCACATCTACCGCGCAGCCCTGCAGGTGGCGGCTGTCCAGGGTCTGGCTGGCTCCGGCTTCGACATTCTTGACCTGCTCGGCCTTGGTGCGCAGGCCGTCGATGACACCGAAGTCAACCGACGAGATCTGCAAAGCAACATTCATCACACGCTGCAGATCGGGGTGGCAGCCGGTGAGGTTCTTGATGGATCTTTCGCTCCAGGTTCGCATGCTTACTTTCCTTCTCGGTTGTCGATGAATTGATTCAGCCGATCGTTCTGTGCATTCACTGCATCTGATAAACGATCGACCGAGGCTTGGATAGCGGTCAGTAAGGTCCGGGTTCCACTGTTCTCGGATTGGATGGTGCTGACCTCAGCTCGCAACACCTGCCCCCGGTTCTCCGCCGCAGCTCTATAGTTCTTGAGCTCCAGCACATCCCGGTTCATCAGGCTCACGTCATTCTGCAGCTGTATGAGCGTCGCACGATCTTCCTGAACCTGCAGCACCGCAGTCGCTAAATTCGCAACGCGGTTGTTCTTGTCGGCGTCATCCCGGATCCACCAGGCCATGAATGTCAGCGAGGCAGTCATCCCCGCCAGCATCATGACCAGGATGGGCCAGAAAGTCATGAGGCGCTGGAAGGCAGTCAATGGGCTCTCAGCGTCTTCGTCAATCGTTACTCTCGGTCCCACAGCCATCACCTCTCCTGCTTACTAGTTGATAGCCAGATGCTGCCCATGGGGCATGATATCGTAGGCGCCACCCAGGTGCGTGTAGTGCGGAGGAATTACGTAGACTCCTTGATCGTTGCCGGTCCAGCATTCCCCGGTGTAAGGGTTGACGACCAGAGAACTACGCGAGGACTGGCTAGCGATGGCTCCGGTTACTTCCTGGAACGAAGCTCCGGCGTCGATACTCCTGTACAGATACGATTGCCCAGCCGGTCCGACCGATGCCCAGATGACCGAGCCGTTACGCGGGTCAACCTGCATGTAGGAGATAGCAGGGGTCTTCAGGAACTTCGCCGGGGGAGACGCACTGACTCCACCAAAGATATTATGCGTGGTGTAGGTGCGAGTGGTGGCACTGGTCCCAGTCGACACATCGTACCGGCGGAACCTGTACTGTACCGTATCCAGAACCCAGATGATGTTCTCGTTCTGAGGATCAATACAGCCCATCGTGATCGAGAGGTCAGTCGCTCCGCCGCTGCGGTGCCCGGAAGGCAGAGTCAGCACTGTCGTCCAGGTTGCCCCGTTGTCGTCTGAACGGCTGAATGATGTCGGAGTCGAGTTGTTCGCAGCCAGGAAGTAATTCGTCCCGGAAGCCTTGTAGGTCTGGCTGATGGTATAGTGCCCTGAAGGCATAGTACTCATCGCCGTCCAGGTCGCATAGTTTCCATCGACAGACCTGTAGCGATACCACATCGCAACATCAGAGTTAGACCAGTTGCGCAGGAAGCATCCGTCCTTCACCCCCACACCTGGCAGCGGGGCCGACCAGTTCTGACCATCATCTACCGATCGCAGGAGATAGTGATTGCTTCCATAATCCCCAACAGCTGCACAGATGATAGTTTTGGTCGGATGCACCAGCGCACCACTCGACACGTTCGGGTTGGCGCTGGTGTAGCCTGCAGCCGTACGAGCTGCGATCATGCTAGCCTTGAGCGGAGGTCCGCCAGTGAACCCACCGTCTTTACTCAGGAACACACCAACGTCATACTGGCACATAGCAACCTTCAGTTTGCTGCCAAACATACCATGAGGCGTCCGGTAGTGCTTGAAGTTGTGCCCATCGAATCCCCAATTCCACAGCTTCCACGTGGCACCTTTGTCAGTGCTACTGAAGTGGCTGTTTGCTGTCGGCTGAGAATTCTGCTTGCCCGTCACCCAGACATTGTTCACATCATCGGGGTCAAACATTGCGGCATTCGCGCCAACAGCAACCATTGATGGGTTCGTTTTGACGGAGTCAGTTCCTTTCTTGGTCACGCTGTTGTAGCCGGATGATCCGGGCCGGACCTCCATCGCTGAAGGTTTCACACGCGTCATTGTGGTACCGGAGTTCACCGACCTGTGCATGATATTGTCAGTCAGGTCATCGTCAAACCCGAGCACAAACGTGGGATCCTTGGGGTGGATAGCGTACCGAGAGCAGCCCGTGAACGTACCTGCGAGCTGAGCCCAAGTGATGCTGCCGGCCGCCGCGTTTCCGTTGGTGCATCCATAGATACCCCCACCCACACGACCGGCGCGGACAGTCGCTCCGTCAGCGCTGATATAAATGGTACCGTTGTAGTTGCCCGAAGCAATCAGCGTATATACTGGCGAGGAGCTGCAAGGGTTGGTGACGACGTATAGACCGATGGAAGTCCCCAGCCACATCCGGTTTGCGTTCACCGGACTGAACCTGGAACATAGCGGGATACCCTTATCCGTCCCGAGCGCTACCGCTGGTGAAAGCCAGGTAGAGCCACCATCCAGCGAGTATCGCGTAATCGTTGTGAGAGTTCCCGTGCGGGCCAGTGCGCAGTAAATCCGCTGCGTGATCCCACCGGATACTGACTGCGGATCCCCTGCGATCGTCCCCAGCCGCCCATGCGACGAGTTGACTGCAGAGGTATCCACCTTGCGGGGCTGGAAGTCCTCACCGGAGTTCAACGATCGATACAACCCGGCTTCAGGTTTATTGTAGGCAGCCGTCATGTATACCAGCAAATGCGCCGGATTCGCCGGATCGCACCAGATCGCACCACCGTTGGGGGCATACAGCCCTCGACCTGCCGGGCGCCACCAGTAATTATCCTTCCATGCCCAAAGACCGTTGCTGTCCCCGACCGCATAGCCCCGCTCAGGTACACTCTCACAGTTCATTGCATTGTACAGGAGCTGCATGCCGACGCCGGGCTTGTACCCGTTCGCGACTTCGGCTCCTTCGGCTGCATTCATCTCGATCAGCAGACGTGAGACCAGATCACCACCAACCGGAGGTTCCTCGAACAACGTGACGACTTGAGTGATCGCTGCCGACCGCGCTGAGATAGCCGTCGGGATCGCGTTGCCCCCAGGGGCGTTCGCCGTGATGTAATACGCGAGATGTTGGGTTTTGCTCTGCCCAATGCAGTTGCCCGATCCTGTACCAGCGACAGGATCGTTCACATACAGGAAGCGCTTGAGGATCGGGGTCCGGTTGGTCGCTGACGTGATAGCCCGAGCGATCCAGGTGTTTGGTAGAGTCTGGTGCCTGATGCAGGGGTAATACCCGGAGCCTAGCGTTTGGCCTTCAACATCCGGATCACCACGCCAGATCAGCGAGATATCATCGAGACTTGCGACACCAGCAGGCGGTGCGCTGAGCGTGAACATCCAGGTCGAGAACCCGGCCGGAACGTTCGTGATAGTTTCGCCTGAGTCATCGGGCCGAAAGGAAACCGTGACAGTTGCCACGTCGATCGCCGCAAGGCCAGGGTCACCCGGATCGGTGCCGGCTGTGACTTCATACAGCAATGTGTCAGTATCGGAACCACCAGAGTTCTCAGCTGTAATTACAACGCTGGTTGAAGGAACCAGCTCTTCCGTGCTGAATGTCAGGTCTCCGGTGGCAGGATCAATTACAACGCCAGGGCTAGTCGCGGAATATACGACTCGTGCGCCTGTGGTGTACAAGGCAGCACTGAGAGATTTGTTCCCGTCGTTGCGGGTAAACGACTGGTCAGGCACACCTGTGATTACCGGGGCCACGTCCAGCACAATTACCGGAGCCGAAGCAATCCCCAGCACCGGAGTGTTATCAGGAGTCTCCCTGAGCGTTAGGCTCTGGGTCAGCTGCCCGACAAGCAGAACATACTGCTGCCCATCAGTGACGTCTGCCAGCAGCAGCACATCATCCAGATAAACATCATGCTTCACCGCACTGGCGTTGGTCCAGGTACCCCAGTGAAACGTCACCGTGCTCCCCGGCGCAGTGCTGCCCGTGATCGTGGGAGCTACAGTGTTGGCCGGCGGTGTGACAGGAGCCGACACCGTCGGGAAGTTCATGAACTCGCCATTGGGGCACTGAAGAACGTAGAACCCGTCAGCGAAGTTAATACCAAAAGTTGCGGCCATTACCGACGTCTCCCTCGGATCTCAGTTGCATGATGGGCACCGGCAGCCGCGGTTCCGCTTGTGTTACCTACAACTTCTGAAGCCCAGCTACGCACTCGGCGGGTAGTGCTGCGGGCAACTCGCACACGAGGGCTGGAAGACAGACGTTCCTTGCTCAGCGTGCAGTCAGAGCGGATGCCGGGGCCGGTACCTGAGGTAACCAGCGCACCGGTTGCAACCATGCAGTTCCTGGTTTCGAGCGTGAGGGCAGAGTTGGTGATGTTAGCGTTCGTGGCGTTGTTGGCCTGAGCGTGAGCCCCGATCGGATCGTGCCAGTCGACGTTACGGAACGCCTGGTAATAGACACCGCGTAGCGTACCGCCCCAGGTTCCGTGCCCCTCGCCATCGGTCACAACCTTGCGATAGGCAACCAGCGTACCGGATGCGTTACCTGCCACACCTGCTTGTACTGCTACCCAACCAAGACTTCCGGGGATCGTCGGAAGTCCGGTGGTACCGGACTCCACTGCCCACGCCAGGATCATATCGCCTGCCTTTGCGGACAGGGTTGGGGTAGCCGAGGCGTCTTCAGTACTGTTTCCCACAAACTTCACATGCGGGGCACGCTTGAAAAAGAAACTCATCGCACACTCCCCTACACTTACCCGAGGACAATCTTGTTCGCAGTAGTGATCCGGTATGGAAGGCTGGTGCGTTCGTTGATACCGTCGTTCAGTGCGATCACACCTGCGGTCGCATCAGAGGGAAGCACGTCGGTACCAGCCGCGAGGGTCCTGCCGCCGGTGCCATCCTGCAGGATCTCGATCCATCCGGTGCGGCCTGCCTTGCCAGTGTAGTTCGAGAACTGCAGGGTCCGGTTGCCACCCATAGCTGCGACCTCGAAGTTCCGGCCGGCGTCGAGGTTGATCGTGATGGTCGCGCCGTCAGCCACTGCGACGGGAACGTTCAGGTTGTCTTCGAACGCAGGCATGATAATGACCTTGTCCGTTGACGTCACATAATACTCCAGCACCGTGGTGGAGCTGGCGACTTTGTTGATCGAGATGACCGATCCAAGGTTTCCCTGCTGGGTGACGTCGGTTCCACCAGTCAGCGTGCGTGAGCCTGTGCCGTCCTGGGTGATATGGATCCTGCCGCGTCGCCCACCCTTGCCGGTGTAGTTGCTGAAGGCAAGCGTGCGGTTGCCCCCCAGCGCCCCGACGACAAAGTTCCGGCTGTTGCCAAGATCCAGCGTGATGGTCGCACCGTCGGCAACAGATGCTGGCGCAAGCACCGTGTCCAGCGAGTTCATCAACGCAGTCATCGTGTAGTAGAGTTTATTGCTACTGGCATCGGTTCCCAGCAGCGACGTAGCCGGAGGCGTCTCGGCCCCCAGCGCTAGCAACGCAATGATGATATCCCTCAGCAGCGGACCCTGCGTCGCATCGACTGACACGTTGCCAATCGCTCGGCGAAGCGGAGCCTCCGCGCTGTCATTCTCAATGTCCAGATCAGCCATAGGTTTACACCACCACAATAAGGGGGCGGCCATCAGCTGTCAGCTGGTTCCCGCCGGATACGAGGTTGTAGATAACTGCAGACTCCGAATAGATTTCATACTCGGGGCTGAGGAAAGGCATAGGCGAGCCGACGCCGTTGTCAACGGTTCCCCGGACTGACAAGCTCTTGGCCAGGTTGCCGATGAGTGGGGTGTAGGTGGAAGCCGTTGCGCCTCCAATGTCAACTCCGTCGGCCATCCATTGATATGTGAGTGTGCCCGAGCCAGGAGTGCCCGTCCAGGAAACAATCGCGGTTTGGAGTTGGTTCACACGGACTGGCGTCGGGGTGATGACAGCTCCGGCGATCTCGGGTGGAACCTGAGCGGAGGACCCGGGCCGATTGGCTGCGCAGATCCCGACGCCGACGCTGATTGACATGCCCATGTGCTGACTCCTTAACCGCAGTACAAGGCGCAAGCAACCGTGTAGGAGCCATCAGGATAGTTGTCTATGACAACCCCCGAGACAACCTTGCCGATTACGTTACTGCGGACGATATCATCGTTGGCAAGCTTGGCGCATCCGTTCCCGGCACTGACCAGGAGGTCGCCTCGCAGAACTGTCTCAAACGCCTGCACCCGCACAGGGTAAACCCCGAGCGATGCGATGTTGGCGTTGCCGTTGTCGTCCCAGAAGTGGAACACGCCGTAGACAGCACGAGAGGCCGGGATATCTGAGATCTTGAACCTGGGTAGGTATTCACCTACCCTGGCTTCACGGGCCTCATCACTCAGCTCCGGCCAGTCACACAGCTCATCGACCGACTCCAGCACGGTGCCGCGGTAGATCGTCGGGGTGAAGCCTAGAACATATTCCAGCTCCTGCAGCATTGACTCGTGCGTGCCGCAGAACGATCCGTAGCTGATGGTCGTGCCGGAGACACTGATCGTACCCTCGATCGTAGTGCCGGACCCCAGCTGAACAATCGTGCCGTCGTTGCTGCGGCCGAGCCTCGCGGCCGCAGTGTTGGTGCACCAGGCATGGAGGAACCCGGTCTTGGCCCAGCTGCCGCCGACGCTGCCGTCCAGGCCCATGAGAGATGTTGGTTCGCCGACAGTGATGCCGTTCTCGATCAGCGTGAAGGCTCGGGTGCCAGCGGTGAAGAAGCTGATGGCTTCGTCGTTGTTTATGCTGTGCGTCATATAGGTGTTGGAATCAACACCCCAGCGAATCCCGACGCCACCCTCCAGCGTGATCCAGTCGCCGACCTCGGAGATGCTGGTAGCCCAAGGCCCCCAAGCCGATCCGTCGTAGGTTCGGTGGAAAGCTCGTCCTGTACCGAGTTCGGTGTATCGCTGAACGTTCCGCTGGGTGCCATCCGGATCGACCTGCGTGCTCTCGAAGAACCCGACAGTTTTGGTCGAGAGCCAGACTGGCAGGTGGAGGATCGTGCTGACGTCATCCACGAAGAACTTGCAGTTCTTGACGATGTTGTCAAGATCAGTCACGTCATCCGGCAGCAGGCTGATCGTCGTCCAGAGATAGTCCTCGATCTGCTGGCCCCAGGTCCTCACCTCCGACTTGATCGGCCGATGCTTGGGACCGGGGACGTCATCCACTGCATAGTCTCGGAAGATCTGGTCAGCCCCGCCATGCGGGATGGTGATTTCGTTGGCCATGGGGTTGGGTTCCTAAAAAAACGAGCCGAGGCGTTTGGCCAGGCCGTTCCCGATTTGCTTGAGGTGGGCGGGGTTGCCTGGGGAGCTGGGTTGACCCTTGTTCAGGATGCTGCCGAGGAACGCTGATCTCTGGCCGGCACCCGGCTTGGACATGAACGCTGGGGCGGGTCCGCCGGATGCAGCCGCTCGGTCAGCATACGCTTGTCGGCGATCGTAGAAATACTGGGAGTGACCCGGAGGCCCGAGCTGGCCAGCGGTGGCCATGGTGCCGGCGACCATAGGTGATGGAGGGACGAAGCCACTCGGGCCCGCAGCTCGCATAGTATTCCCGCCGGGTCCATCGTAGCCTGACAGATCCGCTCCGGTTCCCCCAGGCCTACTCAGTCCACCGAGATTGAACCCGGGCAGCACCTGACCACCCGGCCCGCCGCCTCCGCCACCTGTTGGCATCCTGTATCCTTTCGCACGTGATTAATCGCTCCCGCGCTGCACGCGCGCGCCTGAGGATCGTGATGCGGGTTGACTATTTCCATAGAGTATGCTAGTTCCAAAATGGACTCGGCATACTTTATCCCAGTCTCCACGGGGGGCGGGGCCGCGACACTACCACAATCCCTCCGACAATGTGGCGTAGTCTATTTTCAGGAGCGACAATATTTTCTGAGACGAGGTGGACTACCCCCACCCCTACCCCGGCCTGGGGGTCGAGGCGCCCCCCTGCAGGCATCCGCATGTATGACGGCCCCGAAGGGGGAATTGCGAAGGTACCTCGAAGGCGAGCCAGGAAATAGTGAAGGCTCCGACAAATAGTTGTTGCCTCCCGCCATTGGATTGTGATATAGTGAGGTATCAAGGGAAAGGTGTGCGAAATGACCACGGAAAACAAAATCGAACGAGTAGTTTATGGAACGGTCGAGGCGATTGAAGCGGAATATGCTTTGCTCGATATGGGGCAGGATTGGTTGACTCGTAACAGTTTCACACATGTTGTTAAGATCATTGCGGATTGCGAATATGATGTTGAGTTTGCAACATCTGAACTCGAAGCTCGGACCATAGCCAAGGATTGGGCTCGGGAATTGAATACAACTTTTACTCATGTTGATTGAGGGTAAAGGGTAAAGTATGCCTTCCCCGCGGATCCCGCATCGCAACACGTCGTTGACTATACTAGCTTGACTTCGCGGTTGACTATACACGGTTGAGTCTCGGGTTGACTGTGCGTTGGGTTTCCGTGGGATATGCGTGGATTATGGGGAATTGCGGATGAGGCACCCCCCCATATCCCCGCGAAGTCAACCGCAAACATGATGGCATCAACTATATCAATATATATATTATTCTAAAAAAAAAAAAAAAATTGAGAACAAATAGAGAACACCCACACCCCCCCTAGAATACAGTATGCACACGTTTCAACCGGCCCCGGGCGGGGGGACCCCCCCCCGAGCCGGAAATTCGCGTGAACCACGGTGTGTCCACGGAAATCCAACGGGAAGTCAACTGGATACTCAACCGTGTATAGTCAACGGCGGAGTCAACCGTGTATGCTCACCGGGCGGGTGCGGCCGCGAAGCGGGATGAACGTCATACTCTATGTGACAAAAATACATCAACGATTTCTGAAAAAACATGTTGACTCCGGCAAACGAATATGCGATAAAGAATGTACGGGGACACAGAGGAATAGTCCAACCGGCCCCGGAACCAAAGGAAACTGAAACACCATGGCAACAAATCGTCACGTGCTCCGCAAAAGCTATGTCTATGAGGATGGCTCGACAAGCCGGAGCGCAAAGAAGGACTGGACCGGCATTCGCTTCGAGTTTCTGGCGCCGGAGAAGGTTGAAGACAAAATCATCGTGCTCGAAACCGTGACCTATGCGCGCGATCAGTTCGCAAGCGTCTGGGATTGTGCGGCTGGTCACGGCCTCATGCAGAAGATGGGCGATGAGCTCGCGGGGATTGACAAGAAGGCTGCTGCTGACGGTGAGAGCTTTCACAAGACGCGCGGCTGGGCCGACTATGCCCAGGTACTCATCGGCGGAGTTTTCGACAACCTCACGAATGGCGTCTGGGTTGAAGAAGGTGAAGGATCGGGCGCCAGCGGCAATGTGACCATTCTGGCCGAGGCGATCATTCGCTTCATGGCTGAGAACGGTGTCGAGACCGACGAAATCGGCAAGGTTCACCTTCTCCAGAACCTGCAGGACAAGGCCGTTCGCGAAGGTGCCAAGCGCAATCCGATGGTGGCCAAGCACATCGCCGATATCGCGGCGGAACGGGCACGGGCCCGCGCGCTCAAGATGGCGGCGGAGGCGACGGCGGCTGGTGGGCAGGCAGACGCGGCGGCCGGTCTCGCGGGGCTGTTTGCTCCCAAGGCGGCGCCGGTAGCGGACGAGAGCGAACCGGAGGAAACCGAAGAGCCGACTGACGAGACCGAACCGGGCACGGATGAATAACACCTAGCCTAGCCCAAACCGGCAACGCCGGGGCCGGATGCACCCAACACCACAACTATGCATCCGGCCCCGGCACAACACGACTAGTGGTTATCACTGATATACAGTATGCGCCCTCCATATGGGCCCCGCCATACTCTATTTCAGTGTTTACCTCCCGACTACATCACCCGCCCCGAAGGGGCATGACAAGGTGAACGGGCCCCGAAGGGGCATGACAAGGTGAACGGGCCAAATACTGAGTTACTCCCGACTACATCACCGGAACGTCACGTGTAAATGGTGCGAAAATAAAGTATGATTTTGATTGACACTTGGCGATTTCTATGGTATAATCGGGGCATGAAGACTGGAAAGAGGGGAAAGCAAATGACCATGGACCAGGAATACCGCATATGGCAATGGCGGTGGTATGATAATTGCTGGCATTGCCTGACCCTCCAGCCCAATCAAACCGTCGCGGACGAAATCGCTTCGAAGCTGGTGGATCAGCTTGGCGTCCCGCAGGAATGGATTGTGGTGGTCCCGAATCACATGCCGGAACCTGCGCCGCTCACGTTCGATGATATCGTGAAGCTGGCGGATCAGCTTCAAGTAGCAAGGGGATAACGTGCTGTGACAAACGCTGGGATGCTAAAGGCCAAGGTTACTCGATTGACCCGCGAACAAGCGGAACCACTACGTCAACGGTTAGCCAAGGCCGGGCATCCCACGCTGCACGAATTAACCGATCCGACCAAACATGTATGGGAATTGACGTGGTTGCCGAAAGGCCAAGGCTACAGGATTGAAAGGACTAAATTCAAATGACCGCTAAGCCGCAACCCCGCAAGCCTCGCGCCCCAATCGGCAGCGTGCAATCCATGTCCGTAACCGACCCGGGGCTTGCACGTGAACTTTGCACCCTCGCGCACCAACCCGCCGCCAAGCTGTTTCTCGAAAACTCGCAATTCAACCCTCAGAGCTTCATGTGCATGGAGCGGGTGTTGATTGGATTGTGTGTTAATCCAACGACTATGGTGCAGCATGACGACTACGTGCAGGCTCGGCTGGTAGATTTGCAGTATCGCATCCGACTGCGGGACATGTTGCAAGTGGTGTATAATTATTGGGAGCGCAAGGACGGCACCGAATACGATGATCTGTGCGATCTGATACATGACGCACAAGTCTGGTTGCTGTTCCGCACCCTCGGCGAGCACAATGGCGTGAAGCTCGAAAACGAAACCCGGCTGCCGACCGTCGGCATCCAAATTCCCGACGCCTACAAAACGTTCGAAAGCATCAACATCTTTAACCACAACACAAGGAAAAACTGACCAATGTCCGTCTCATGCGGCCGCGCCTTACCCAACTTTCACACAATTACAGTCCGCACCATGTTCGGGCCGGTTATGCTGGAACAACAGAAATTCGAAGGGTACAATGTGAACCTGCTGCGCGAACAAGCGGTGGACTATCAGATTGAACAAGCACAGGTTCACGGGGAAACCGTGTCGTTTCAAATCGGCATGACGCAAGAGTTTAAAGCGTTTTCAGTACATGACAACCCAATCGAAAGCGAAACCTCCGGTCACATCGGCGAACTTGGGGAGTGATGACAATGGGTTCGAGTGCGAATCACTAACTTCTAAAGCAGGGTAGGAATATCCGGCTGAACCTCCCGCCACAACGGGGGGTTTTCCCGACTGCACTAACCACGACAACCAATGAAACCAAATAAAGGAACCAACTCCATGAACCCCTCAGTTTTCTTCTCCCCAATTTGCACGGTCAACCCTCGCACTGAGATCACATTCGATGAAGCGGCAATGCTGCTGAAACGCTATGGCATGAAGCTCAAGCGTGCCAAGGGTGAGGGTGCTGAGGACAGCGTTTACGTGTTCCCCAAATATCAATTCGGCGCAGCCTCCGCCCGCGTCCGCTGTCAGGACCTCGCAACCGCCGTGACCAAGGGAACACTCATGGCGATTGACTTCTATCACACAAAACCTGAACTCCTGCCCGGTTCAGCCCGTCGCCACATCGGCGAGCAAATCAGGCTGCTCGGTCGCGTCACCCTCGCCGCCAGCACGTGGCAGCTGGAACCGCGCCCCGAAGGGGAATTGACTGAAGGAACCGAAACGAAATGAAACGCTTGTTGCTTGCACTCAGCATGACCATCACTCTTCCAACCCTCACCCATGCTGGCATCGACCAAGATCGCGCATGGCTCAACGCAAAAATCCCAGGGTTGCATTGCTCGCAACTCACCCATCCAATCGCAGCCATCATTATCACTTCCAGCGCTACCATCCGTAAGATGGCCCTGAGCGACGGCCACGCGAATTCCAAGGGCAAAGGGCTGTTCTTCTATCGCGGCCCCAACACTCGAAAGATGTATCTATCCAACACCGCAGGCCCCCACATCCGCGTTCATGAAGTCGCGCATAGCTGCGGGATTGTCGATGAAGTCCAGGCACACAAGCTGTCTGATGAATGGAAAAAGGAACACTCCAAATGATGTCACCAGCCCACACCCGCAAGACACCCGCCAAGCGCGAACGCCTGCATACCGGCGATCAAACCCGGCGGCACCAATACACTGATCCGGCCAGCATCGACAACCCCACCATCCGCCGCCAGCCACCAGCCTTCAACCCCTTCAGCCACTACATCATGGAACACTACTATATCGTGGAGACCCTTCAGCTCTGCGGTATGTGTGGAGGCACACAGAAGCTGGGGCACATGAGCACTGAAATATTCGTGCAATGCTCCCAGCCCGCTCCGACCCGCGACAACCCTGACCACCGCACCCCGCGATCACTGCCGGTCAGGGAAGTTATCGCTCGGTACGCAGCGATCTTCGATGTCAGCAAGGATGAAGCGGCCAAGTACCTGCCCAACATTCCCCGCAAGATCCACACCACAACACTTGATATCCCCATGTGCGCCCAGTGTTTCGTGGGTGACTATCCGCTGGGAGAATACAGCTCTCACGACCCCAAGTACCAGATCCCCCCAGCTCTCCCCGTCGCGGACTTCCACGGCAACCTGTTCGTCGGCAAGAAACCCCCAGCCAAGGAAACCCTCGCCAGCATGACTGCTGCGCAGAAAGCCTGGCGGGAGAAGCAGAAGACGAAATCACTCAGCGCGGCAGTCAAGCGCACCCCGGCGGCTGCGACGCTGAATGATCTCCGCAATCTCTTGAAAGGGGACTGACAATCACATGACCAAACCTCAGATCCCCAAACTCCTTGACACCATCGAGGTTCAGCAAACATACGTGACTTCCGACGGTGCAACACATGATACCTATGAAGAGGCTGCGCAGTACACCATTGCGCAGCTTATTCGTGCGAGAGTGGTGGAGCACTCCCCGAAGGGGCCTGACTTCGATATGGAGCAATTCATCATATGGTTGCTGTATGATGAAGAAATGCTGGAGCTGCTGACAACTTATCAACAATACATCCCACCCGACGAAACCGAGCCGGACCCAACACCCCCACCAACAAGCACAAAAGCTGAACCCATCAGCATCAACCACTTCCGCCAGATGCTGGAAAGCAAAGGACACGACAAGCTATGACAAGAATAAAACCCTCGACGACAAGTTCAGGCATGCCCCGTCGTGCATCGGTTTCGTTTCCACTGGAATACGAACAAATCTTCATGCACGTCATCAACACCAAGCAAGACGTGATCGTGAACAACCTGGGGAACAAGTCCGGCCCCTATACTCAGCTCCGCCACAGCATGAACGAATGGCGGAGCGCGCTGTCCAAGGAAGGCAGCCCCCGTGCGCCGATGCTGTATACGGTGGTGGTGAAGCTGCCGGAAGTTGACGCAGAAGGCAACCCGTTTCTCAGGATCAGCCTCCGCGACGGTGGCTTCGGCGCAGCCCTTGCGTCCCTCACCGCAGGCCTTGCAACCGGGCTGCCCCCGACGCCACAAGAAACCATCGCGGCAGGTTCACAAGCCGTGCTTCCGTCAGGCCCCGACCTCCCGCTTCCCCCCATGCCTGCGAAAGGTGACTCTGGTGCTGCGGCGATTTCAGGACTTTTTGGTGAAGGATCTGACGACCATGGTTGACCGCGACAAGCTGTACGATCCCCTCGAACACAAGTACTCACCCGACTATCAGGAATCTCCAGAAAACTGCCGGATATGCGGGAAGACACAGGAGGCGCATCAGGTGCATGAACCTGAACCCCGCGCCCAATGCAGCAACTGCCACCACTTCCACCCCGACTCCGACGACACCAAGTACCTCTACGGCAGCGGGCTGTGCCACCTGAAAACCGAGTATCACAAGCACACCAAGCGGGAGAGTTCCACGAACTGGTGCAGCGCCCACAAGCCCAAAGGAGAATGACCATGAGTGAAATGCTGATCGTTGCCGGCCAGTCCAACTCCCTCACGCGAGGGGTCAAGGGAACCAAGATGCTCCCGGCTCGCTGGCCCCTCGCAGCACCCATCACCTACTTCTGGGATGGCGCCGCATTCAGGCTATACGTGCCCGAACTCCAGGAAAACTTCGGCCCCGAGGTCGGCTACGCAATCGCACGCTACGACGCAGGCGAACGCTCGTCCCTGTACATCGTCAAGTATGGCATGGGTAACACACAGCTGTCGCCGATCGAGGAAGTCGGGGCGCTGACAACTGTTGCCCAGCAATGGGCGATAGGCGATCGCCCCAGGTTCCCGGTGCCCGACTGGCACCCGAGCACCTACAAGGGGCTGTTCAGTGTGCTCAGGGAGATGGTGAATAAAGCTACCCTTGCTTCTCCGTTCGTCTATCAGCACACGTTCCTCTGGGTGCAAGGCGAGGCGGATGCTGGAGAGGGGCCGCAGTCCCGTTATGCCGCATATCTGGAGGATCTGGTTATCGCAATGGAACTTCGGTTCGACAATCTTCAGGTCTGCATCTCCACCCTCTCCCCGAAATACAAGGACAAGATCCGGCAGGCTCAGCTCAAGGTTTGTCTTGGCAAGCGCACCCGGCACCTGATCGTCACCGACGACTACAACTACGACCCGCGCGACGGCATTCACCTGACCCGCAACAGCGCTATGCGCCTGGGCAAGCACGCCTACGCAGCCACAAGGGAAACAGCATAATGGCACACTTCATCAACCCCAAGGGAACCCCGATCTCTCGCGCTCTGTGCGACAAGTACAGCCTTCCATATGGCGCAAGGCTCGTGGTGCTGACCGACGGCGACGATACCGTAGTCTTCGAAGGCCCGTTCACCGGGGGGCCAGCACTGGTGGTCGTCGGCCTGGGCGGCAGCGACACCATGTATTCGTCCAACAACCTCACGCATGGGCGGTACTATTCAGGTTACCTGCAGAAGGAACCCTGGCAGGACTTCATCGGCAACAAGATCAAGTGGCAGCCGAAGCTCGACAAACCTGGAGACATTCACGTCGGACCCGACGACCACGCCAAGGGTATGGGGGATGTGTACATCCACGGCGGAAACTTTGGCGAAGGTAACGAGGCCTGGGTCTGGGTCTCCAACAACGCCGACCTTCGTCGAGTGTTCATTCCTGGGAAGGAGCTGGTGGAAAACAAATCCTGGGATCTCGACGAGGACACCTTCCGGCTGGATTTCGATGGCAAGGGTTATACCGCAAAACTAATCTCAGTGGAACTCGAAAACCGGACCCCAGACAACTTCGTGACCGATCGCCAAGAGATCAAGCTCATCGCGAAGAACCCCCTGAACGGGCTCTCACACGAGGACACCTGGGTGGACTTCGCTGACAAAGACGGCCCGACCAAGAAAGAAATGCAGCACTTCATAGATCACTGGGATGTGATCGTCTAAAAGGGAGCTAACGACAATGCACAATTTTGTAGCTGTATATCGGATGTACAAGGATGGCAGCAATGAACTGCTGGCTTATGTTCAATACCCCAGCCACGCAGAAACTTTCTGTAAGATCATGGCTAATGCTGATGCATTCGAATGCTATATCATCATGGTTAACACTGCAGACGGCAAGATGAAGGTTTTCCAAAGCTATGCAAAACCGGCTGCCGACGACGAGGAACCTGCCGTTTGATGGAGCTGTTCATCATCAGCATCATCCTCACCATCCTCCTGTTCGTCTTCGGTAGCTGACTCCGCGAAGCGGCCCAGCGAAGCGGGCATGACCACCACCACTCCCCAACTCACAAAGGAAACCCCAATGTCCCTGTCCAAACTCTGGAACTACTTCTTTCCTGCAACCCCTGCTCACACCCCGCCAGAACCCCGAGATCCTATTGACGAAATCTGCGATGCAATCGACACAATCAACTCTGCCTGGAGCAAGCTCGACCGCAGCTATCGGATCTGGATCGACTGGGATATCCGTGAGGTACAGCTTCAGCGCAGCCGACGCGAGTCGCGTAAGCACATCAACGAGACGTTGTACCCGTAGCTGAAATACAGTATGCTACCTCCATTTCGGACCCGCCATACTTAACCCCAGGAATCCCCCATGACCTTCATCCTCATCTGTCTGCTGCTCTTCATCGCTCTTCACATCAGGCGCCGAAAAAATAGAAAATAGTGCTTGACTCTTGGAATAGAGTATGCCATGTTCGTCCCGACGATCACGCAAAAAAGGAACCGCCAGCATTGGCCGCAAATACACGGGGGTGCACAGGACAACACTCGCAATTCCCGCCGACCTCTTTGATCAACTCTCGTTCTACCTGATGAACCCGGTGACAGGCAAGACACGATACGGCAGTCTGTCCACCCTCACCACCAACCTCTGGCGGGGGTTCATCCGACAAATGGAGCAACCAGGCGTCGATCCTGTGGCAACACTGAAGCTCTACGGGATCGACATCACTGACCCTGACCCCGCCGACCCCGACAACGCAGGCGACGCCTCCGACCCCACCCCCGACCTCGACAATCAGGAACCTCACAATGACTGACCTCCCCGACACCCTGGATCTGGACGCGCTTCCCAACATGGAGGTCGGGCAGATCGAGGCGATCATCAACAACCTCTCGTTCGACACGGCGCTCGGGCTGCTGAACATGGCCCGCCAGCGGCAGATCGACGACCCGGCTCGGGTCGTGCCCGATCCTGAAATCGTGGCGGGCCTGCTTCTGGCCCGTCGCCTGCGCACACACCGGGAGCAGAAGTCCACAACCGCACGGGCAGCCAAGCCCCGCGCTCCCGCCAAGCCCGCCGTGACTGCGCTCGATCTCGGCGAGCTGTTCAAGCCGAAGACGGCCTGACGACGACACGACAACTCGAAACCTCAACACAAGGAACACAAGTACATGCCCGACAAATATGCTACTGCTGCGAATGCAATTCCCCAAGTTTCGAGTTCCCCAGTCACCGTCTCGGAAGCTCCCTACCAGCTCATAATGAGTCAGGTGCTGGACAGAATATCCGACCACATAGGCAGCATCGAAGTAGTCCTTGAACGGACACTGGACGATTCACCACAGGTGGAAGCAGATAGCGTCTACCCTACTACCAGATACTATCGCACCGGCGCCTATCCTGAGCTGGTTCGCCGTATGGAAGCCCTGGAAACCCGCCTCTCTCGCGTCGCCAATATGATGGAGCTGTACTGAAAATGAAATTCGTGTACATCCTGACGGCCACCATCATCCTCCTCAGCATCTCCACCCTCGCCTTCGCCGCGGCTGGGCATGACAAGCTTCGGGAACAGTCGGCGTTCAGCAAGACAATCTCCGGGCAGATCCTGGGCAAGTATGCCGTGCGCAAGCAGGAAAACGACCGGGCCAACGCCATGCGCAAGATGACACCGCAAGCGCGCCGGAACGTCGCTGGGCGCACGACGACCTACCAGAAGGGCGATAAGGTCTACAGCTGGAGCCCTCGCACGGATGACTGAGAAAAGCAAGACTTCTGCCATAGAAGCCCAAGCTCGCCGAGTCAACGACGAAAGACTGTACTGGAGCAGTCGACAAGAACACGACCGGAACCGTTACGACCGCCAGTTCGACGACCACCCAATGACCCCGCACCCCAACGACCCATATCGCTGGCTTATCAACTACGACTACGCATCAAACCTCAAAGACGTGAAAGCACCCCAGCAAATGTCCAACAACGACAAAAACGTCGACCTTCCCAAGCACGAATACGACGTTGTGACGCTCCTGCAGATCGAAAAAGGCGTCGAGATGTGGAAGGCGCAGTTCCCCGGCAGCTCCAGGTTCTACACCTACAAGGTCAGCCAGTCCCACACCCCGGTATACCCCGGCGCGCAGGTGGTACTGAGCCGCGCAGACGGAAGCCTCACTGTAGGCAAGCTGGTCGAACGGGACTACGACTTTCAGCCAATTCCCGGCCTCAGCTACCAGTGGGTCGTCGCCGTCCTGCCGCCGCTGGAAACCCTTATGACCCTCCCCAAGAACGACGCTAGTGCACGGCTCAGGGACCGTGCTATCGCAGCCTCCAACGACGAGATCCCTTTGTACTGAACCAACAAACGGGGGGCAGGCATTGTACTTGCCCCCAATTTA